TAAATTATTGATATATAGATGATTTATCTATATTTATTTGGAACTTGTTTTCATTTTATATATGTCTTTATGATTATTGGTAATATTCATGATAATCCCGAATTAATTGACTAATAACAGAATAAGAAATGAATAAAATTAAAAAAGAATATTTGGTCAATGTAGATATGCGTTGGTCGATAGACTACGAAGTAAAAGCCTGTTCAGAGACAGAAGCAAAACGCCTCGCATGGGAGAAATTCAAAAAGAATCTTCCTAAGAAATGTTTCGAGATCTTGGCAGATAAAAAATAATCTTCAATATAAATTAGATAAAATGAACTATGAGGTAGAAGAGGTACATATAAGTACAATTCAAGCCGGAGACACTATTTTACATACAGACGGACTGATAAGAACAGTTGGCAATGTGAATATCCGACACAGCTCCTTTAAGGGTATTACTCTTTTTGGTGATTCTTATCACCTAGGAAATGCTCTTGTCAAACGTTTAAGAATAATAACCGTTAAATAAGAATAGAAATGAATGAAGCATTAGAACTGCAAATTAAGCGGTTAGAGTTTTGTCGTGACTGTATCGTACTTGATTACGATGCCGGGAGAGAAGAATACAATCGCCTTGAAAGGATGATTGAAGAATTGAAACAACTAAAATCCAAACAGACATCCGCAAAAAGGTAGACCGATAATCTGGCATAAGGTTCCTGCAATAAGTCAGTACTGTGAGTAAGGGAAACCAGCCGGGCGGATTCTGAAAAATATAGTAGTTTTTATCGTGTTTTATTTTGTGTTTGTGTTGTACTGGTGCGCGGTCTGTGAAGATAGTGCACCTTTTTTATTTGAAGGAATGGCGGAATTGGCAGACACGATAAAGCTTGGCATTCCCGGTTCGAGTCCGGGTTCCTTCACAAAGTTTATTTTATGTTTAACCAATGATGCCGACGAAAAGGACGTCGTAGGGTTTAAGCCCCTGTATTTATTTGATTTTTAAATGTTCTGCATCTATCCCGGTGTCCGTTGATTCGGTATCCGGGAACAAAGTAGCTCGTGAGAGTGAACAGAAGTTTTATTCGTAATTATAGTTTTTACCTCAAGTTCACATCATAGCGTTGGTGTGGCAAATATGGATAAGTGGCGGAATTGGAAAACGCACGGAACGTATGCCGGGACTCTCGCTCATTGGCAGTAAAGCCCATCCCCGTTCGAATCGGGGCTTATCCACAATCACTAATTTAAAAAACAGCTTATGGAAAAAGTAAGTAGCAAAGAAAAAATGAAAACCATGAAGAAAGGGGCAACAATCAAATTGCCAATATCTTCGTTAGAGACAATTCGTAACAATGTATCCCTTTTGAACGCCAAACATTACAGCGAAGGCAAGAAATGGAAGTCTGAATCATTCAAAGAAAAAGGTATTGTTATAGTTACCAGAACTGCGTAACCAATCAACTTACACGATTATGGAAAGAGTATTAACAGAACTTACACCTGAATGTGAGGTTACAGCACGAATGTACGCACAGGGGTATGAGAAGAAGGAGATAGCTTCGATGAAATGCAGGGCGTTGAGTACGATAAATAACCAACTGCAAGAGGCTTTCAGAATTCTTCGAATTAGAAACGGAAGAGAGCTGGCGACAATGTTTTATGAACGAATGACAGGAATGAAATTTACTATGGACTTCTCTCCTATTGCTCGTTCTGCAGTTGCTTGCTGCTTTTTATGCCTTTTTTCTTTTTCACTTTATCACGAACAGAGTGATATGAGAAGGGCAAGAAGAACAAGAGTTGAAACTATTGAAAGAGTAAGGAGGTCAGAATGAATGCAGAGGCAAAACTAAATACTCTCTATCGAATAGGTAGCAGAGTTTCTCTCAATAAAGAGCAGGCCAAAGAGTTTGTAGGCGGTCGCTATAGACTTGAAAAGCTGATAGCAGAAAAGAAAATACGGGCAGAAAAGACCGGAACCACGAAAATGTCTCCTTATGCAATCAATGCTTGTGATGTGCTTCTTTACGCTATTGATTCTAAAGAACAAAGAATATAATTAACCCTTTAAATTTTACGATTATGAGTCTTATCAAAAAAAGTAATGAATTAGTAATCCCTACCACAGTAAAAATGATGATTTACGGTCAAGCCGGTATGGGAAAGAGTACGGTAGCATTGAGTGCTCCGAAACCTTTGTTATTGGATTTCGATAACGGGGTGAAACGTATGAATATGGTACATTTGGAAAACATAGACACAGTACAAGTCACTTCTTGGAGTGATGTTCAACAAGTCTTGCAAGAAGATTTGTCAGCTTATCAGACAATCGTTGTTGATACTATCGGTAAGATGATGGACTTTATCATTACTTATAAATGTGGTAGCCGCCAACCGTCTATCAGAGATTGGAGTGGTATCAATGCGGAATTTTCTTGGATGACAAGAACACTCTCAAGTCTGAATAAACATATCATTTTTGTCGCCCACCGTGATACGAGAAAAGAAGGTGATGATACGGTGTTCATTCCTGCCTTACGTGAGAAGTCCTACAACTCCATCGTTACTGAACTGGATTTGCTCGGTTATCTTGAAATGAAAAGCGAAAGAGGCGTTCAAAGACGCACTATAACTTTTGACCCGACTTCAAGAAATGACGGTAAGAATACTTGCAATCTACCTTCTGTAATGGAGGTGCCTACTATCGTCGATAAGAGCGGTAATCCGACCGCAAAGAACGACTTTATCACCACTAAGATAATCAATTCATATTTAAGTATGCTGGCGGCTAAGAAGGAAGCGCAGGAAAAGTATGACAAGGTGATAGAAGAAATAAAAGAAAGCATTGAATTTATCACCGATGCCAACTCCGCTAATGAGTTCGCTTCACATATCAATGAGTTTGAACACGTTGGTAGTTCTCTAATGAAAGCGAGAAGCCTGTTTGCAGCCAAAGTAAACTCTTTGGGATTGGTATTTGACAAAGAAACTAAAACCTATTCAGATGCAGCTTAAGTACCGCTTTTATGCTACAATTCTTGATGCCTTTTGGGGTTATCTGAATAGTGATGTAATTTGGGATAAGTATTGGGGATGGAGTGAAAATCCTCCCTATACTCCCGAAGAATTTCACGAACAGCAGTTTCAAGAACTGATAGACCGTATCAATCGAAAGCCTTTTGATAACGAGAAAGCGGACAGGGGTACTTGCTTCAATGAATTGGTAGATGCCTTGATAGAGAATAGAAAGCCAAAAGATATAATTGTAGAGAGGACAGCAGATGATTTGTCTTATCAGGCTACTTACAACAACAGGGTATTTACTTTTCCTATCTCTATCTGCCGCGAGTTTGCCAACTACTTCAAAGGTGCTCTAACTCAGCAACGAGTAGAAGCAATCCTTCCTACCACATTCGGCAATGTATTGGTTTATGGCTTCATTGATGAACTGATGCCTACCACCGTTCACGACATCAAGACAACAGGTAGCTACAGCGTTGGTAAGTTCAAAAGTCACTTTCAACACCTCGTTTACCCGTATGCTTTGATTCAAAATGGCAATGATATACGAACATTCGAGTATAATATACTTGAATTTAGTAAGGCGGGCTACCCGGTAGATACTTATACTGAAACCTATGTTTTTGTTCCCGAACGTGATATACCAATTCTCACTAATCATTGTGAAGAGTTTATTCGGTTCTTGGAGGAAAACAGGGAGCTTATTACTGATACTAAAATTTTTGGCTTAGATGATCTTCAACCTGAGTAACCCCTACGAAGTAGATAAGTATAAAGAGTATGTAAACAAGCTATTCAAAGACCGCGCGGTTGTGGAGGTTAAAAAGCGACTTCCCAACCGCACATTAGCGCAAAATAGCTATTTACATCTGATACTTAGTTTTTTTGCCTGTGAACTTGGCTGCAGTCTCGATGAGGTTAAGCTTGACTACTTCAAAAAGACCTGTAATCGTGATTTATTCGAACGAAAGAAAATCAATAAGCAGGGAAATGAAATCACTTATATGCGTAGTAGTTCAGAACTTACCACTGGCGAGATGACAACAGCCATAGAGAGATTCAGAAACTATTCTGTTGCTCAAGCTGGTATTTATCTGCCGGCTCCCAATGAAAATCAGTTTCTAATCCATATCCAACAAGAAATTGAACGTAACAAAGAATTTATTTAATTATGAATATAACAAGAACCATATCTGAACAAGTTGCCGAAAAGATGGTAGCCCCGATAGTTGCTAAGATAAAGTCACTATCAGATGAAAGACAAATAATATCAGAGGAAGCGATTCAGAACTCTCTACCTAAAGATTTGAAAGATTGTTTTAAAAAGCACAGAAGTTGCTTTCAGAAATCATCCTGCGCAACCCTCTACTCCGGTAAACATGAAATTAGGATTGAGAAGCTATCATATTTTCCTGCTTCATCATCTTGGTATCCGCATATCGAAGTTGGTAGTCAAGTCATTGAACATCTTGATAAACTGCGGATAAAGATTGATAAACTAAACGATGAAAAAGAAAAGACTTACAATTCAATTGTATCAGCCCTTCTTTCTTTGAGGACATTTAAAAGAGCAAAAGAACAATTTCCTGATGCTTATGAGTATTTGAAAGAATACGAAGAACCAGGCAAAACAGCGGTGTCTTTACCTATTGAAGATATTCTCTCAACAATCAATAAATATAAGCCATGATAGAAACCAAGAAAAATGAGGAACGCTATATAACATCCGATCCTCACAAGATGCTCAATATGTATCTTGCAAAACGTGTCCTAAAAACGTGGACTGAAGACTTTGTAGACGAAGATACGGGACAAGTCGTATCAATCGAACGAAACGAAGTCTTATTTGAGCGTGGCGATTTAATCGACCAAGATCGATTGGCACAAATTCGCTTTAGTATGGAAGCTGATGGAATCAAAGAGGTAGAGGTGAGCAATCAGAAACGTATCGCCCAAGAACAGCCAAGTACTTACCTTCATCCATATATCGCACAGGCTAAAATCAAAGATAAGAAGCATAAGTTTCTATTCTACGCCAGTACGCTTGATACAGCCTTGCTTATCCTCAAAGACTACATAGAACTCAATTACTCTTTCGGCTTTACTATTGTCATGGTGAAAGAGTTCGATACTTGTATCATCCTTACTGACACTTTGAAAGAACGTAAGATTGATACTTTACCTCTTGATTGGGAAGAAAAAAACTTGAATGTAGAAGGTGACAATGAAGAAGATGAAAAGCCGGATGAAAAGAAGTTCTACCAAATTGAATCGAGAATAGTCTTCGGTAGTGGTGGTAGTGAATCAACCTATACGTTTGTGGTCCACACTTTCAACGTTGACCGTGCAATGATGATTATCACCGACTACCTAAAGAAAAAGCAATACGAAAGAGAAGAGGAAGCGAGAAAGGCCGGGCGTGAGTATGACAAAGAAGAAGTTCACGCTATGGTTGAATCTGCTAAACCTATTCCAGTTGGTAGATATATTCCGATGGAGTTCTCAATGGCTTACATTGAGACTAAAGAATAAGCCCGTGAGGGTGTATATTTTGTTTTTCATAGTATTATTTAAAGTTAGGACAAGTCCTGTATCAAGCGTGGTACAGGCAAAATTGGATAAGTGGCGGAATTGGTTAGACGCTAAAGTGATATGTTTATAGGTAGGTTGCACCCAAGCTAAGTGCATAAAAGTAACGGGCATAGCTATTTTAAATGTAATAGCAAAAATAACTCCTATCGTCCAGGTTCGAGTCCTGGCTTATCCACAAACTTGTGTGAGAAAGGGGACACGAAAGCATTCAGTTGCAAATGAATGTTTCTGTTGTGCGCAGACAGATAGTGTCCCCGACGTAATAAAGTGAGCAGCACTGTTCAACTGCATAGACTAAATTGTATGTAATGCCCCGGAGAATACGCTTCGGGGCTTTTAATTGGAAAATTATGGATGAAATTATAGCAGCTAAGATTTGCCCCTATTGCGGTAAGCCTACTGAATACGTGGATAGTTCCATAATCTACGGACGTTCCTACGGCATGATTTATCTGTGTCGTGATTGTAGAGCTTACGTTGGTGTACATAAGGGTACGAACCAAGCATTAGGACGTTTAGCAAATGCGGAATTGAGAGAAGCAAAGAAAGAAGCTCACTTCTATTTTGACCAGATTGCCAAAACAGACCTAATCAATAAGATTTGGAAGAAACACATTCCCAATACCTCGAACAGAAACAAAGCTTACTTATGGCTATCTAACCAACTGAATATACCCCGTGAAGTTTGCCATATAGGAATGTTCGATGTGGATGATTGTAAGCGAGTTATTGAACTATGTAAACCAATAGTAGAATGCCATATTACATAAAACGAACCAAGGCTAAGAAGAAAGACAAGCCTTTACCTCTGTTTGATAAAGCAGGGGTAACAGTAAAGAAGAAGCCGAATTTGAAAGCTAAACTTGATAAGGAGTTCTCTCTCTTTATCCGGCTTCGTGATTGTATGCCGAACGGATATTTTCGCTGTATCAGTTGCGGACAGATAAAACCGTTTGAGCAAGCCGATTGCGGGCACTACTTCAGTCGCACGCATTTGGCGACACGGTTTGATGAGAATAACTGCCATGCCGAATGCCGTCACTGCAATAGGTTCAAAGCTGATCATCTGGAAGGATATCGGGTGAATCTGATAGCCAAAATTGGACAACAGAAATTCGACTTGCTGAAAGTGAAAGCTGCCGGTACTTCTAAGAAGTCTGATTTTGATTATGAGCAGCTTATCAAGTATTACAAAGCACTTAATAAGAAACTACGAAAGGAGAAAGGAATATGAAATCCACTATCATTGAAGGAGTTGAGTATAAACTCACACCGATAAAAAAAGAAAATAAGACAGTAGCTTTATTTATCCTCACTATGCCCAAAAACAATTCATGGAATGGTAAATGGACTGGAGAAGGAAATTTATATGCCTATTCGCAGGTTGCATTTAGACGTGGAAAGCCAATCTATTCAAATCTAAAAGAAGGAAACTTCTATTATGATTTTGGCGATGGATGGGTAGCAAATGTGGAAGTCAGATATGTTACACCAAGCGAATCTAAAAAAATAATGCGGAAATCTAAAGGTTTCTGTGGATATACTTGGATGTGCGATGAGATAATGAAACTCGGAAGAATCAGAACCGTTACAGAAAGAAGAGCAGACAATGTACAAACTACGTGATTATCAACAGAAAGCATCTGATTCAGCCGTTTCTTTCTTCAGCAACAAGGCAAAGAAAACTAACGCCATCATGGTATTGCCTACAGGATCGGGAAAGTCGCTTATCATTGCGGATATAGCTGCAAGACTTGAGGGCCATACTTTAGTATTCCAGCCGAGTAAGGAAATACTCGAGCAAAATTTCAAAAAACTATGTTCATACGGCATTCTCGACTGTAGCATCTATTCTGCTTCCTTCAACTCAAAGGAGATAAACCGAATAACATTTGCTACCATCGGTTCTGTGAAAGCTCATCCCGAACTCTTTACTCACTTCAAAAACATCATTGTGGATGAATGTCATTTGGTAAACCCCAAAGAAGGAATGTATAAGGATTTCTTCGATGCGGTGAAGTGTAAGGTTCTTGGGCTGACAGCTACGCCTTATCGGTTATCATCCAGTCGTAATTTCGGTTCTATGCTGAAATTCATCACCCGGACAAAGTCTCATGTTTTTTCAGAGGTCATTTTCCATGTACAGGTATCAACCCTATTAGATATGGGCTACTTGGCGAAGCTAAACTATTATCCAATGAATCCTTCAGGATGGAATGAACTTAACCTGAAAGTAAATACCACCGGTGCCGACTATACCGATAAATCAGTTCAACGAGAATATGAACGGATAGACTTCTATGGTTATCTCGTTCATATCGTTCAAAGGCTGATAACCCCCAAAGCAGGTGGTAAGAGAAAAGGCATTTTAGTATTTACTCGGTTCTTGAAAGAAGCCGAACGGCTTACGATGTCAATACCAGGATGTGCAATTGTTTCGGGTGACACTCCAATGGCTACCCGTGAAATGATACTTAATAAATTCAAATCAGGCGAAATTCCGGTAGTTGCTAATGTTGGAGTACTTACTACGGGTTTTGATTATCCAGAGCTTGATACAATCGTTATGGCACGTCCTACGATGTCACTTGCTATGTGGTATCAGATAGTCGGTCGGGCTATTCGCCCCCACCCTTCTAAAGAATGTGGCTGGATCGTAGATTTATGTGGGAACATCAAACGTTTTGGCGAAGTCTCTGATTTACGGTTGTTTGATAGCGGTAATGGTAAATGGGTAGTTTGCTCTAAAGGAAGACAATTAACAAACGTGAGATTTTAATCGAATGGAAAACGATAAAGGATTTATAAAACTAAGCCGCAGGTTCTTCTCGAATATAATGTGGAATGAAGCCCGGACATTTAGCAGTTGCGAAGCGTGGTTAGATTTAATACAATCTGCACGATTTGATGCAACGCCCCGAAAGGAGTGTATCGGAGGTCGAGAGGTGGTCTATAATCGTGGGCAATACCCAGCATCCATCAGATTTTTAGCAAAACGTTGGCAATGGTCAGAAAAGAAAGTCCGTTCTTTTTTGGAGCATCTACGGAAAGAAGGTATGATAACTTCTGAATGTACACAAGGTATCAATATCATAACATTGTGCAAATATGACGAATATAACGATGCCGGCACAACAAAGGACACAAACAAGGGCACAGATATTGACATGGAAATCAATAGTTTAAAAGAAGAATGGGCACAATTAAGGGCACAACTTGCGGCACAGCCTACGAATAATCACCCGCCACAATCTGAATTTTCACAAAAATTAGGGCACACGGAGGGCACAAATACAAAGAAAGATAAAGAAAGAGAGTATATAGATATATCTCTTAATAATCAAAAGAAAGAAAATACTCCTAACGGAGTATCAAAGAAAGACAAGCTTTCTTCGCCCTCCCTTTCTGAAAAGGTTGATTACAACGGATTGATGGAATACTATAACTCTACATTCAAGAACAAACTTCAGCAGATAAAGTCAATGACCGAGGCTAGAAAGAAAGCCGTTAAAGCCCGGATATCCCAATATGGCAAAGAATCCATCAGAACAGCTTTTAATCTTGTTCTTCAGAGTCCCTTTCTTCTTGGAGGAAATGACCGCAATTGGAAATGTGATTTTGATTGGATATTTAAACAAGCAAATTATACTAAAATTTTAGAAGGTAATTACAATGGAAAACGAACTGATACTGCTGCCACAAGAAGAGAGTCGGTTGGTCGCCTTAAAAACCTCGCCGGAGCAATACTGCAAGATGCTTCGCCCCAAAACGATTGAAGATGTATTTTTAAGTTCAGAACCAGCAATAGGAACAATTACAAGGATACTTGGGGAAACAAAGTCAAGAGCCGCCGTTGTTCTTTTGCTTGCCGATGCTTTGGAATTTTTCAATGCTACTGAAACTATGTCTGATATTCAAGTAGCTATGACCGTTGATTTGATTATGGAGGAATATCCATACCTCAAAACGGACGACTTGAAACTCTGTTTCAAAAATGCCATGAAGATGAAATACGGACGAATATACAATCGTATTGATGGGCAGGTGATTATGAGTTGGCTTCGTGAGTATAATAAGGAACGATGTGCTGCTGCCGACACCCAGTCTTGGAATGAGCATAAATCACATATAGCGGATGAGTTAAAGCCTATGTCCGGCATGTTCTATGAAGAGTATAGAACAGAACTTGAAAAGCGTGCAGCATCTGGGGATGAATCTGCTATCAATGCTTTGCGTATATCTAATAGTCTAATGGATGAGCTATCCAAAAGAAAGTTTGAAAAGCAGAAAATGCAATTAGAAGAGTTTTATAATAAGCAAGAATCATGAAAGTAACTATCTATTGGATAACAAAGCATCTTGATCCTAAAGACATCCCTAGAATCAAAAAGAAAATCAGGGATAAGTTTAATATCCCGGACTATACTACCGTAAACGGTGAAACTCCTTGCGATATCAAGGAAGAAGATATTGAACTCCTTAGAGAGACAGAAAATCGTGGATTTATCCAAATAAGAAATAAATAAAATCATGTTAATAGGAACAACAAATCTCAATACGACTCTCAACTTAACCTATGTGTTGACAGATGTCGTAGAAACCCTTCTCTATGATTTGAGAAGCGAAATGGGAAAGCAAGGTTATGAGCTACGCCACGATGCAAAACGCAATTTCAACACAGCAATAGCCGCGATCCGTAAATTGAAACAAGATGTGGATAAATCCCAGCTATCCACACAGGAAAACTTCGGAAACGACTCCGATTGCCTTTTGGCTTTCATCCGGCTGTTGGTAGACCGCTGCGGTGACGATGACAAGAAGATGTTCGCATTTTATAATTACATCAAACGTCACCCTTCACAACTTGAACTCGATCTATCAGATGAAAAAAGTACATTCGCTCATATTTTCGAAAGTAATAAGAAGCCGGATTAGTCATGAGAATACTTCAAACATCCTCCTTCTCCTAGGAGTAAACATCTTATTTTACCTGGTGGTTTATGCGATAGCGGCCCACCTGATGGATAATATTAATTAAATCAAGATTAGTAAGATATGAAAGAAGTCGAACTATATAATGACCATTTCCAGAACTACAAAGTTTATGGAATCCCTAAAGCTCAACTAATTATAGCCGATGTCCCTTACAATTTGGGAAATAATGCTTATGCCTCTAATCCCTCATGGTATGTGAATGGTGATAATAAGAACGGAGAAAGTGATAAGGCGGGCAAACAATTCTTTGATACCGATAAAGACTTTCGCCCGGCAGAGTTTATGCACTTCTGTAGCCAAATGCTTATAAAAGAACCTAAGACTAAAAAAAGTGCACCATGTATGATAATCTTTTGTGAATTTGAAGACCAGTTCCGATATATCGAACTTGGTAAGAGATACGGTTTGGGTAAATACATAAATCTTGTATTTAGAAAAAAATTTTCATCGCAGGTTTTAAAAGCAAACATGAAAGTGGTTGGTAACTGCGAATATGGTCTTTTGTTGTATCGTGACAAGCTTCCAAAGTTTAACAACGACGGACGGATGATATTCAATTGCTTTGATTGGGTACAGGATAATGAAACACCGAAGGTTCACAATACCCAAAAGCCAGTACCATTACTTCGTAGGTTAATAGAGATATTCACTGATAAAGGTGATGTCGTTATTGATCCATGTGCCGGCAGTGGTTCTACTTTATTAGCTGCCGCCCAACTAGGACGCAGAGCATACGGATTCGAAATAAAGAAAAAGTTCTTCGCTGATGCGAATAAATTTGTATTGTCGCAAGTGCAGCAAGCACTATTTCAATAATTCAAGATAAATATGAGTAAAATAGATTTGAACGCCCTCCGTGATAGGGCATATAAAACCGCTTGTGAACACGGCTTTCACGATCAGGAATTGAGTAACGAGCACTGTCTTTGTCTTGTTATATCCGAACTCATGGAAGCTGTGGAAGCTGATAGAAAAGGTAAACGAGCCAATGTTGATCGGTATAATAAGAAGATTGCTAACAGCCGCATTTGTCAAGGGTTAGACCCAGACATTCCCAAAGAGCGTGGTTACGAAGTCGCATACAATGAAACTATAAAAGGCTCAATTGAGGAAGAGTTAGCCGATGCTGTAATCCGCTTGCTTGACCTTGCAGGACTTCGAGGAATAAGCCTTGAACTTGCCAACGGAGATATTGATGACTGTATTGAAGATATGGCAGAAGCCTGTAAAGACGAAACTTTCACCGAATCAATCTATTCCATCTCTACACTTCCTGTTAGGTATGACGGAATATTTGATTTTCCTACAGCCGTGAATGATATGATACTATCAATATTCGGGCTTGCCAAGCACTTAGATATAGACCTGTTTTGGCACATCGAACAGAAAATGAAGTATAACGAACTCCGTGAGAAGATGCACGGAAAGAAATATTAGCTATCAAATCAAAATAGCAAACTGTTAAAAGACCAAGTTTTTTAATGAATAAGACCAAGTAATGACCTTGCAAGTTCTTGAAGAATTATCAAGGATTTGCGAAAAACAGAAGAATAACTATTCTACTTATTGTGCCCCGGAGCATAATATCTCGCAGACTTACTGCCTGTCACTTTCTTTATTTGTCCTGGAGGAATTGTTTTATCCTTATGCGGGTGAACCCTCACCGACATACATGAAGCAATGTTAAGGCATAATGATATGCAGAATAACGTAAGTAGTAATTTGGTTCTCATATAATCTATTTTTTAATTAAACAAGTAGCAACAAAAAAAAGTTTGGAACAATGAAAGCAATAACAATAAAGCAACCGTGGGCCTCATTGATCGTTCACGGTATCAAGGATATTGAGAACCGGAGTTGGTGAACAAATTTCCGTGGACGTGTCCTTATTCATTCAAGCGCAAAGAGTGATATTGCCAAGTTTGGCTGCTTACAGCCAAATCAAAGACTAAAGATTCTTAATACGCCTATGAGCCGTATAGGTTTCAACGATCTTCCTTTTGGCTCCATCATCGGTAGTGTGGAGATCGTAGACTGCGTGCAAAACCATACATCCATTTGGGCGGATAAAGGTGTATATAATTGGGTATTGGCTAATCCTATCTTATTCCCTGAACCAATACCGGCTAAAGGTAAACTATCCCTTTGGGAATATGATAAGATTCAGGAACCCGTGTCAGATGGCGACCACAATGTTTGCATATGTCGTATATGCGTTGATGAAAAAGTGCAGGTGATGAGTATGGGAAAATATTGCGTATGTAAATATTGCGGTGGACGTTGGTACAAGTAAATTCAAATTGATATGGAAATGAAACAAAGCCGAATGTGTACAGTAAGTCACGGAAATTGCTCAAGAAGTTCGAACCTTCGGGGAGGTGGTTTAAAAGCTATCTTGCTATGCAGCACCTCTTCCGCTTTGTTTTTATAAAGATTAAAACAAACAGATATATGAGTAAAGATATGAAAGAAGCTGCAAAACAATATGCAGAAATAGAAATGAAAAAGGTGCTGAATGTTCGTGCAACGGCAGAACGTTCTTTTATCACTGGTGCAAAATGGGCAGAAAAGAATAAAGCAACTTCTAAAGCTATGTGCCTTAGAGATAAACTGAAGGAATGCAGCTTGTGCCACGAATGTGATGTGAGTGTATTGAATCCAAGTTATTAACGTAAAACAGGAATAGGAGGAATAAAATGAATCGTACAATAAAATTCAGAGGGAAGTCTGCCGATAACAGGAAATGGATCACCGGGTACTATTATCATGAGTGTGGTAATACATACATTGTAGAAGACAGGCAGTCATTATCGGAGACAAGCCGAAATGTTCCCTATGTAGTCATTCCCGAAACCGTAGGTCAGTTCACTGGATTATTCGACAAGAACGGAAAAGAAATCTATGAAGGGGATATACTCAACAACGGGCAGTGCAATTACTTTGTGTGTTGGAATAGTGAACGGGGCGCTTGGTGGCTAAAGAACAAAGACCTTATATACACTACACCTCTTGGATTTTTATCAATAGAACTATTTGTTGTCGGTAACATCCACGATAACCCCGAATTACTGAAAGGAGGTAAAGAATGACCAAAGCAGATTTTTTATGCGTACTTTACTCAAACTTTATAAATTAGATGCGTGAAAATACAGACAGAATCATTAACTTTGTGGAAACTTTGTCACAGACAATATCATTTGAAATACAGATTTACAGTTAGAGATGATAAATTTTATATTAAATAAAAGGCCTCTGTCCTATAATTCGGCAGATCCTGCTAAAAAAAAGAGATATAAAGCCGAACTTGTAAGTTCATGTCAAAGGAAGTACAAACGAAAATTAAAACCTTATACTTCAGAACATTTATATGGCTTAGTCTATTATTTCTTCAGAGAAAACTTATCTTTAGATGCGGATAATCTTAGTAAGCCTGTGTGGGATTCTTTAAATGGCGTTTTATACGGCGACGATAGTCAGATAATTACTCGATCAATAATAGCAATAGATTTGAATCAATATGATGTAAATCTTATTGATTTTAGTGGATTAGATGGAGAAACTATTGTAGATATAGTAAATTCTGTATTTACGGAAAAGCATACACTTTACATTGAGTGTGGATTAGTTAATAATAATATGTGGATTTTTAATTTAGAGGAAAATGCAAATAGATTATAAGTATATTGAGAAGTATTACCATAGAATGGCTGAGGATCAAATTACCGATCAATACAAAAAAATGGGATATACAGTTAAAAGAGAGGTGCCTTTAGGTAGATTTAGGGCTGATTTAGTCATTGAAAATGAATCAGAAAAAATAGTTATTGAAATTAAAACTCGAAAATTGAGATCTGAAGTTAAAACTCGTCTGAAGGATATTGCTGACTATGTCAAGTCTTTAGGTGATTACAAATTTCGTATAGCTATTGCAATACCTCCTAAAAATAAGCAAATAACGGTTGACGGTATTGAAGATGCCTTGCTGGATGCAATGAATTATTCTATTCCTGATAATATTGATATTTTAGCAACACACTCTCGAATAGAAGAAGTTCACGATGTTGATATACATACCCTGTGCATAAATGGACAAGAAGTAAATTGCATTGGTGAAGGTGTTCTGGATGTTATGTTGCAGTATGGGTCTGATGGCGATCAAGCCAGAGGGGATGGGTTAGAAACAACAGAATCTTTTTCTTTTAAATTTGATGTGAATCTTGAATTAGAAAAAAACAAGATTCGTAATGTTGATATAATTAATATAGATGTTGACACTTCAGAATTTTAACCACCCAACACATCAACCTTAAAATTCTCTTTGCCCAGTACATATACCAAATCCCTGCCCTTGGCTGTCAGTTGACCGCTGAGGGCGATTTGTATATTCTAGGAGCCTCGACCGCCGGGCATCATCCCATGCAGTTTTGATACTGAGGCAATCACTTCAGGATACAAGTATTAGAATTATCGTCACCATCGCATACGTTAATCTAAGCAAGCTCACCCTTGTAAGTTTCAGTGCATTCTTTTGAGCTTTCTTGTTAACGAGTACCGTCTAGCTACCGCTGCAATTATCACCCGGCATTGAATCTAACGGTTCGATGCCTTTTTTATTTACCCTGTCCTCACTTGCTAACTCAGGTTGGTTAGGCGGGGACTTAATTTATAAATAACAATGGAAATAGATACTTACCTATACGCTGAATCTATGAAAGCAGCGTTGAAAGTGAAATTCCTTGCAAACAGCGAGGAAATAAAACTGTATGCTGTATCTCTTTATAATGCTTCAATATGGAGCAGAGAAGTAGACAAAAAAAATAAAGCCATTCTCAAAAGGAATAGGGCTTTAAAATAGAAAGGGAGAATCTGCCAGCACGACCAAGCATTGATTCTCCCAAATCTTACACGATTATGATGCAAATATACTATTTACTTTTAAAATAATCGTGTTATGGAACTGAATTTTGATAGAATTATTCGCTTAAAAAAGATTAGAATCAAGAAATCAGAACTTTCCGAAGAAGAGAATGCAATATCTACGCCTATTCTATCTGATAAAAGCCTTATTTATGAAATCTATAAGATATTCGCTGAGATACTCAACGAAAGAGATTGTCCCCCATGCCTCGAAAATGTCACCCAAAGAAAGAAGTTCATCTTTATTATTCTATACTTGTTTTCACCCAGTACACTTGCCGGTGGAAAGACTGTTTATGGGATAAGAGGGGAAATTGCAAAGGTTGTTGGCATTCAATCTGAAAGTACAATTTCCAACAACTGCGAAGATGTTGTGTTTCTGTATCAAAATTACGGTGATTTTAGCGAGGATATAGACTATCTTTACACAGAAATTATAAATCGTTTGAAATTCAAAGGGCTAATCAATTAATGTGCCGGAGCACTTAACTCCGGCATACTTTGTTTACCAATACCTTAACCAAAATTCATTAAAGATGTCACTTTGAGTATCCGGAGCCCCATTATCTTGAAGTTCGGTTAATGGGATAAGTTCGAAATCATGCAATTGACATATCTCTCTAATAGGTTTCAGGTATTTCTCTTCTTCATGACATGTTATCAACCAGTAGTGCTTAATAACATCTTCATCGTTAGCATAGTCTCTATTAAATTTTTTCTTATATACTTCTAGTTGACACCTAGAAGCTCCATCTTCGTCTGTTGCATTATGAATAGGAGAATACGCCTTATTTTCTATTAATATGGCATGTTTCTCCTTTTGCTCATTGATAGTTAAAACTACATTAACCCATAAATCTATATTATAGCATTGCTTTTCAACCTTGACAGATTCTATATTAGTCAAATTATCAATATTTCTATGAAGTAATTTTCCCAAAATGGCACGCGAGTATTCATATAGTAGAGAATCTGCTGTACTGCATGAATTTTGGGCCATTCTTAGCGTCCATGATATAACGTAATCCATAATGGTTTCCAGCTTCCCATCTTTGTCAATCGTGTCATCACGCATAAATTTTGAGATTTTACTTTCCATATATTATTCTCCTTTCTCTATTTTTATTTTCTTTCCGCAATGAGGACAGGTGATAGTGTTATCAGCTTTTTCTTCTCCTATTAATTCTGTTATAGATACATTCAAAGCATCAGCAATCTTTAGAATATTATCCAGTGATGGCGAAGATTTGCCGGTTACGATATTACTAACAGCCACCTTTGAAATGCCTACTTGTTCTGCAAGCCATGCAGAAGTAACACCTCTCTCATTCATTGTTTCTTTTATTTTCAATTCCATAAACTATACTTTATTTTGATTACTCTACAAAGTAATGCAAACTTTATCAAACAACCTAATATCAATAAAGTCTAATTTATTAAATATTCTTAATCAATAAATAAAGCTTTATCAAATATGTTGTGTTTAATAAAGTTTGCTTTATCTTTGCATCATCAAAAACGAAGTAATAACAATTAAAATATAAAGATTATGGCAACAAAAATGAGCGATAAGGTAAAAAGTGAATTGATTACTAGAATCATGGTTGAAATGAAATCAGCCGCTTTATCGCAAAACAAGCCTTTTGATGAAGGTGTTTTCTTTGACCTCATATTTATGAGCGATAAAGAGCTATTGAAAGTTTCAAAACTTTGCGGTATTAAATAATAGTATTAACCAGCAGGGCGAAAGCCCTGTGTAACACATACGATTATGTTGACAATAGAATCAAAGAAACAGAGTAATACTTACGTAGTGTATGATTGCAACGGTAAAGACACAGGTGTACATTACGAAGCAAGCAACAAGGTAGAAGCAATGAAATTGTTTAAAGCCGATACAATCAACTATAAGAAGTACGGTTATTACGGCAAGCTCGCAAGATGGTACAACGGTGGCGTATACGGCTCAACCGGTATAATTTATTAAGTCTTAATCCGGTAGCCTTCGGGCTACCACAATACACACGCTTATGGCAACATCAGTAATTAAACAAAGAACAATAGAAAAGTTCATCATATCAGAATTTGTACAAGGCAACTTAAATACAAAAGAGCAAGTAAGCTGTATGCTTCTTCTGATCCAAAAGAAGTTGGATATGTCAGTAGAACAAGCAAGTAACTTTATGAGAAATGCAATTGGTATTAACGCTTAAATATACGATTATGACAAAACAAGAACTTGAAAACAACATGACTAAGGTAGCAGGTATACCGGTTGAAATAACAGTCAGAGGCAAACGCTCTTTTACTTTCTCTTTTGAGGGTAAGAATGAAACAGCAGCAAAGAAGATACAACAATACTTTGCGCCCGTATCGCTTGAATACGACTACGATGAAGAATGTGATCTGACTTGTTTATATATGAATCTTTAATAACACTCTTATGAAAATAGGTACAATACAGGTGCAGATTTATGCCCCTAAATTTTTGGCCTGCCAGCCTGATTTAAACAATCTACCTTTTGCTACAGATGAACGTAATAAAGATAGAGTATTCACCGAAGAAGAATATCACCGCATTTTTAAGAGTTACCCGTATCCATTTGTAGACGGTGTTTATGTACACCGTTTCAAATCAAATGGTTATGATTGTTATACTAAGTACATATTTATCGAACAAATAAATTAAACGATTATGAACTCAATAAATAAAAACGGATGCAGTGTATGCGCCCCTGGTAAAGAGAACTACTGCACCTATAACACCAAGCTGAGAGGTAAGAAAGTGAGAATGTACCAGTATGACTACCGTACTGAAAATGGTGAATTATTTACCTGTTGCGCGGCAACCTTAGAAAAGTGCAGAGAAAAACGTGATAAGTGGCTTAGTTTACAACAATAAGACAGTTGTTGTGTATCAGACTAAGATAAATTTCGTTATCTTTGGTTGTGATAGTACCTTTGAAGTGAATATTTAAAATATGAAGAGCAGATATGAAATATTAGCCAAAGATAAAGGATATTATGTCGATTCACAAGGCAATGCCTTTTCTGCACGCGGTAAAAAAGTCGGTACGCGTGACAGTGACCCGTATATGTATATTGGCATAAGGGTGAGTGAAACGAAAGTTATCAAGGTCTATGTACATAGATTGCAGGCTTATCAAAAATTTGGTGATGCTATTTTTGACAAAGGCATTGAAGTTAGACATTTAAATGGTGATTCTTTTGATAATTCGTATGAGAATATAGCAATAGGTACACCGTTTGAAAATGCGATGGATAAGGCTAAAGAAACAAGAATGCGCTGCGCTAAAAAAGCATCAGAGGCAATTAAAAAATACTCAGATGAATTAGCACAACAGATTCAATTAGAATACTCAAAGGGTTCTAATTATAGAGAGCTTATGAAAAAATATTCGATAAGTAGCAAAGGCACATTGAATTATATACTTAAAAGAAATATATCGCGGAATGGAGCAGTTGGTTAGCTTACCGCTTTGACTTGGCGGTGGTCACAGGTTCGAGTCCTGTTTCCGCAACTACTTAATTATTAATTTAAAAGACACGATTATGAACATTCTAACGCTTAGTATTAAGCAAATATATTTCGATGAAATTTTGGCTGGTAAGAAAACGCACGAATACCGCGAAATCAGACCTACCAATGCAAAAAAGTACATAACCTACTTATGTGGTGGTAAAGAATATAAAGCTGATGAAGAACTTCCCGAAGAGGGTGAAATCGAGTTAAAGCCTATCAAGTACGATGCTATTAAATTTCTCACTGGTGAGTACAAAGGCAAACGACCTTATGCTATTGTAGAGGTTAAAGGTGCAGAAGCTTCGATCCTTACCAATGAAGATGGTAACGATATTGTCTACGAACACCAAGGCGAAGAATACCTTACAGCCCAAATGGACTATACTTTAGGCGAGGTATTAGAGAAACATATAGATTGATTGTTTAATTTAAAAATTATTGCTGAGTCGCAAGAAGAGTAAACAGAGTAGCCGGACCGCGCAGAAATATGAATGGCGCAGGTGCTGGTGGTAGATTAGTTGCTAATCGTAGGGGTACGGCAAGTGCCACCCAGTTAGGTTCACGTAGACAACGTTACGGTGATCTTCGTGTTTCATTTGGATTATCTGGTGGTTAGCTATGAATAAAGTAGAGCAAGCGAACCGGTATATAGACCTCATTCGGGTAAAATCGAATGAGGCTTTACTGTTTTTATCCTTGGGTAAAGATTCGCTTGTCTTACTTGATTTAATCTATCCAAAGTTTGATCGGATCGTTTGTGTGTTTATGTACTTCGTCAAAGACTTGGAGCACATAAACCGATGGATTGGCTGGACTAAAGCCAAATATCCAAAGATTGAGTTTGTGCAAGCGCCTCACTGGAATCTTACTTACATTCTTCGTGGCGGGTTGTATTGTGTCCCTAATCCAAAAGTGAAGTTACTGAAACTTGCGGATATAGTACAAGCTATGCAGCTAAAGTATGGAGTTTATTACACGTTCTTGGGGATGAAGAAAGCCGATGGCATGAATAGACGTTTGATGCTGAAAGGGTATGAAGCTAACGGATATGAGAACAACGGCTTATGTTATCCTTTGGCTGACTGGACGCAAATGGATATTCTTGCATACATGAGACAACATGGATTGCCAGAACCAGTTAGATATTCTTTAAAAGCCAGTTCAGGAGTGGGTTTTAATCTTGATTGTATGCTTTGGTTAAAAGAGAACTATCCGCAGGATTTACAACGAATCTATCGGGTATTTCCTATGAGTGAAAGAATTTTATTTGAGTATAATAATAAAAAACAAATAGCCGAGTCAGAAATAGAAGAAGAGGAAGAATGAAAAGTGCTGCCGATATAGGCGTACAAACCAATCGTTTGAGTAATGCTGCAGCTGGTAATCCAGGAAGGCAGGCAAGAATTAACAGTATTGGCGGTGCCATGTATCGTAACCTTAGCCGTTTAAATTATGCAAGAAACGGAAGCGTGTACCAACAATATTCAAGGTCTGCTCGTCAAGGACGCAGTGGTGGATTAGGTTTAAGTAACGGATAACATGGAACTAAGTAAGTACATAAAGAGCGAATCGGTAGAACTAAATCGTTCTGCCATTCACTTTGCAAATTATAATCCTCGAAAACTTTCCGATGAATCACGAAAGACATTAAAACGTGGTATCAAGAAATTCGGGTTGGTCGGTGGAATTGTCGTGAACAAGCGTACTGGATTGACCGTAGTCAGCGGACATCAGCGTTTGTCTGTCATGGATGAATTGCAGAAGTTCCCCGATAACGATTACCGCATCCGGGTCGATGTGATAGACGTGGACGAAAAACAGGAGAAGGAACTAAATATTCTGATGAATAACCCAAATGCACAAGGTACCTGGGATTTCGACGCTCTTGCGCAGATTGTTCCTGATATTGATTGGAAAGACGCAGGTCTGACTGATGCTGACCTAAACATGATTGGTGTTGATTATCTGTTGCAGACTGAAGAAGAAAGCTCCATTGCTGATGCTTTGTCTGATATGATGTCACCTGTCACCGAACAGAAAGAAGCCGATAAAGCCGCCAAACAGTTGGAACGTGCCGAAAAAGTAGCCCACATGAAAGAAGTCAAGCAACAAGTCAAGGAGAACGCACAAAAGCAAGCCGAGAATATGGATGCTTATGTAATGTTATCCTTTGATTCCTATAAAGCTAAAGCGGCTTTCTGCAAACGGTTCGGTTATGATCCGGATATGAAGTTTATCAAGGGGGAAGTCTTTGATGAGCAAATTGAAAGAATAGATTAATAACTTAAAATTAGGAGGAAAGCCGAGTCAGAAGAAGAAAGACGGTGAAACAACTCGAAAATCAATATGAAAGATTGAGAAACAGTGAGCACATGCTTGGAAGAAATGCTTTAAGGAATGAGTTGAGAGTACGAAACGCTTTTATCAATACAAGAAGCAGGATGGAAAAAACAACCTCGAGCAGGGGATTAAGTAACGGATAAATTTATGAATAATAGTGAATCTCAAAATACAAAAGGTCGTGGAGGAAGAAAGCCTAAGTTTGACTATACAAATAAAGACTTTCTTTCTCTCATAGAATCGTATGCAAAAAAGGGATTCACAGATAAGGAAATTGCTTTTGCTGTAGGATTGGCCCCACAGACATTTTGTGAGAAGAAAAGTCAGTACTCTGAATTAAGTGAAGTATTAACGCGCGGGCGGGCGACCATAACTGCAACAGTCCGGGCAAAGTTCCTAGCTATGGCTTTGGGGGGTGTCAAGACGAAAAGTACCACTATACGAAAGATAAAGGATAGGGACGGAAATCTGACAGGTGAAGAAGAAGTTCAAGTTGTAGAAGGTGAGCTGGCGCCCAGTTTGCAGGCGCAGTCTGTTTGGCTCTACCATTACGATGAAGATTGGAGAAAGGTTGAACGTAAGCAGGATGAAGAAGCTGACATTCCTACCGACATAAACCACGGTATCAGTATTGATTCCTGGATTAAAGACAAACTGAAATGATAGAACCCCAGGCGATATACCACCCTCTGTACACCGATAATGAGAAATTCATTATCCTTATCACCGGTGGGCGTGGATGTGAAACACCCACGCAAGAAGTAATAATGTCTGATTTGACGGTAAAGCAAATCAAGGATATTAAAGTAGGCGATTTTGTCATGGGTGATGATGGATGCCCACGAAAGGTAATTGGGACGATGCGAGGACAAAGTGAAATGTTTCGTGTCCAGCAAACAAGTGCGGAAGATTATTTTGTGAATGATGCGCATATAATAAGCTTAAGAAAGAGTGGAGATTCAATTAGAGATGGAAGATATACCGCTTATCCTGAGTTTTTGGATATGCGCATTACCGACTTTGTGAATCAAAGTAAGCGTTTCAGAGACCGTTTCCGTGGCTATAAATCAAACTCAATACCATACATTGAAAAATATGTGAACATTGAGCCTTATCTTCTTGGTGTGTGGTTGGGTGATGGAACAAGCATGTTTCCTCAAGTAACAACCGCTGATTTTGAGATAAAAGACTATTTGCGAGAATATGCGGATAGAAATAATATGAGATTAGCCATAAATGGGATAAGAGGAAATGCCATAACTTATAGACTTGCAAAGAACGGAGGTCTGACAAATCCATTAATGGACACTCTGCGTGAATATAATTTGATTAGTAATAAGCATATTCCACAAGATTATATATCAAATAGCGAAAATGTAAGGCTTGATTTGCTTGCAGGACTTATAGATACGGATGGTTGTATGCTTAGGAATGGGTATGAGATTATTCAAAAGAATGAGAAACTTGCAAAGCAAATAAAATATGTTGCCGACACACTTGGGTTTAGGACAAGTATCAATAAAAAGCTGGCAAGATGTAATGGTAAGGATTGCGGTTTTGTATATCGTGTTTTCATAAACGGAGATGTATGGAGAATCCCGTGCAAGATATCAAGGAAGAAAATCAGTAAAGACGAAGTGCGTAAAAATAAGGATTGGCATCTATCTCAGCTTTCAATAGAGTCAGTTGGCATGGGCGATTGGTGTGGTATCTGTCTTGATGGAAATCAACGCTATTTGCACTCAGATGGCACTGTGACACATAATTCGGGGAAATCCTTCAATGCTTCCACCTTCATTGAACGTCTGACCTTTGAAATGACGGAAGCCGAAAAGATAGTGCATCAGGTTCTCTACACCCGCTACACGATGGTTTCCGCTGGTATGTCTATCATTCCCGAAATGATGGAGAAGATAGAGCTAGACGGAACAACTAAGTATTTCAAGACTACCAAGACGGATATAGTCAATAAAATGACTAATAGCCGTATCATGTTCCGAGGCATCAAGACTTCTTCCGGTAATCAGACGGCAAAACTAAAATCTATTCAGGGTATCACTACTTTCGTCTGCGATGAAGCGGAAGAGTGGACAAATGAAGAAGAGTTCGATAAAATAATGCTCTCTATCCGTAAGAAAGGGATTCAGAACCGGATTATCATCATAATGAACCCCTGCGACTCTAATCACTTCATTTATAAAAAGTACATCGAGAATACTCACAAGCTCGTAGAGATTGACGGTGTGCAAGTTCAGGTTTCTACCCATCCGAATGTACTTCATATTCACACTATCTACTTTGACAACTTAGAGAACCTTTCTCCTGAGTTCCTTCGGGAAGTGCAGGAAATGAAAGAGAAGAATCCTGAAAAGTATGCTCACGTGGTTATCGGTCGTTGGGCTGACGTGGCAGAGGGTGCTGTATTCAAGAAGTGGGGTATTATTGACGAATTCCCGCAGGAATGCAAAAAAGTCGGTTTAGGTCTTGACTTTGGTTTCACCAATGATCCAACGGCAGCAATCCGGTGTGGAGTTATTGATAATCGCCTATATCTTGATGAAGTAGACTATCGAACAGGACTGCTGTCATCCGACATTGTTAAATCTATACGCCCTTGGGGATTAAAAACTATAGCTGATAGTGCAGACCCAAGAACCATTCAAGAGATTCATAACGGAGGTGTGAGGATATATGCTGTAAGTAAATACCCCGGTTCTGTTGTAGCGGGTATAGATAAGATGAAGGAGTATGAAATATACATAACCAAACGTTCGTATAACTTACAAAGAGAGTATAGAAAATATGTATGGGCAAAGGATAAAGACGGAAACTATATCAACGAGCCGGAAGACCATGATAATCACGGAATAGATGCCGCTCGTTACTGGGTTTTGGGTGAGCTTCTTGGTAAGATAATAAAGTCACAAAAAGTTTCAAAAGAAGAATTAGGAATTTGGTAAATTTACAGATTATGAATTATATACAGGAATTATTAACACTATTCAGGAATAAGGCCCTTAACTCAATGGGTGTTGAGAGAGACATATTCCAACTTATAAAGGATGGTGATATTAGTACAGCCATCGCTCTGATGCAGAATAGGGAGGATGAAGTGGATATCGCTTTAAGTGAGTACAAGCCGGAACTTCACAAGGTTATGAAGCGTCCTAATAAGTTCAGAAAGAACAAAGACCCGTATATCAGCGAGAAGCTTCCCCGGAACAGGCAGCAATTCATCAATGAAGTAGAATTATTCTTTCTTCTTGGTAAACCGATTAAGTGGGAAAAGAAAAACGGCAATGATGATGTTTATCAGATGTTTCTTGACTTCATTGATAAAACGAGGTTTAATGTCACCATGCGCAAAGTAAAGAGGCTTGCCGGAGCGGAAACAGAGAGTGCAAAGCTTTATCATCTATACAGGAACGAAAGTAACCAGGCAGAAGTCAAGGTTGTTGTGCTGGCCCGTTCCACAGGGTATAAACTAAGACCTTTGTTTGACCAGTTTGGCACATTGGTTGCCTTTGCTTTCGGGTATTCCGTTAAATCATCAGGTAAGTCCGTGCAACATTGGGATATTCAAACTAAAGACTTTTATTTCAACTGTAAAAAGGGAACAGTGGGATGGGAAGTGGAGACTTACCAGAACCCAACTGGAAAGATAAACATTATATTCTATCAGCAGGAAAAGGCTTGGATGGGTGTGCAACATCGGGCAGAAAGAGAGGAAATGCTTGATTCTAAAACCGGAGATATCAATAACTATTTCTCTGATCCTATGGCGGCAGCTACAGCAGATGTTATCGAAAACTTAAAAGATCCGGATGCAATAGGTACATTGATTCAGTACTATGGGAAAGATTCTAAGTTTGAATACATAGACCCTCCTCTTTCTTCTGAAACACGTGAAGCCGAGAAGAAAGATTTGAAATCATCTATCCTCGAAGACTCCCTTACCCCTGATATGTCTTTTGAAGGAATGAAAGGTATGGGTACTCTTTCGGGAGAAGCCATAAAGAGGGCTTTGATTATCGGCTATATCAAGCGGTTGAAGAATCTTGAGATATATGACATCTTGGTTGACCGAGAAGTAAAGGTTATTATATCAGTATTGAAATTCCTTCATCCAGATAAAGCGAAGCCCCTTGACGAGTTGGTTGTCTCGTTTGAGTTTCAAGAACCATTTGAAGAAGACAGACAAACTCGGTGGTCATCTATTGGTAGTGCTTATTCCAATGGAATAATATCATTGAATACCGCTGTTAGGCTCTTGGGTATAACTGATAAGCCAGATGAAGAGGTAGAAAAGATTCTAAGAGAAGCGGCAGAAAAGAAAAAAATCAGTGAAAAAGAACATCAGCCGACATCTTAGTCATAAAAATTACGAGGGTTATAATTTTCTAATAGGATAAATAGAACATTTTATCATGGGAAAGAAGAAAGGTTCAAAGAAAAAAGGTAAAGGCTGTTAGCCCTTCTTTTGGATAGCGGTGATTCGATAGAGTTGCCGTTATTTTTTGTTTATTGGCTAAAATTCATCTCGCAAAAGTTGCTCAACTGATAAACTTTTACTATCTTTGCTACATGAACAGAAAGATAATAGCATACGAAAACTACTATAAAGATTTTTTTGACACCTTGAACAAAGGTGCGCAAGAAAAGGTATTATACGGTTTACTCATGTTAAAGACTGTAGACAGGCTATCTGCTAAATATGTGAAGTCTATTAAAGACGGCCTGTTTGAGTTAAGAATTGAGTGGCAAAGTAATATTTATCGGATTTTCTTCTGTTTTGATGAAGGACAGATTGTGATTTTATTCAATGGCTTTCAGAAGAAAACACAGAAAACGCCCGATAAAGAAATAGATAAAGCATTAAAATTAAAGAAAGAATATTATGAGCGAAAAAGAACTAAAGATGTTTGATGTCGATGCGCAATTAGATGCCGCATTCGGCAAAGAAGGAACCCCGGAGCGTAAAGCTGCTGAGGATAGAGCTAATGCTTTCTTTACAGGGCAACTAATTGAGGAAGCCAGAAAGAAAGCTAATATGACACAGGCAGAGCTTGCTGCAAAGATCGGAACTAATAAGTCTTATATTTCCCGCGTTGAAACAGGAAGAACGGAACCTAAAGTTTCTACTTTTTACCGTATCGCTTCCGCATTGGGATTGAATGTTGAATTGACTCCTGCTATGTGATGGCTAAGATATAAAATGAGGTAGAACATGATGCAATCTGTCAAAGAATATAAGAACTTTTTCCATTAGTAGACGATAACACTCCATTGACTGACAGGAATCTTATTGAATTGAATTTATTGTCTGGGCTTGTTGAGGAATATGAGGATGAACATTATCCAATCAAAACTCCTTCTTTGGCTGATGTTATTAAGTTACGCATGTATGAGATGGGTATAAATCAAACAAAACTATCAGAATTACTTGGTGTAAGTCCATCACGTATCAGTGATTATCTTACTGGCAGGAGTGAACCTACATTGAAGGTGGCTCGTGAAATAAGTCGAAAATTGAATATTGATGCTAATATAGTGTTGGGAGTACAGAACATATCAATAGAAATGAGTGGTGGTGACATTATACAGTCGGTGCTCATAGGCCTCTCAAGCAACAGGTTGAGAAAATTCAGAAAGATGTATAATCTTTAGCAAAGGAGTTTTCTGTAACAAATTTGATTTAACATGGGAGTCAAAATAGAATATAATTAAGATGATATCAACTTGGAAAAAGATTACTGATGCACATATAGTAAATATTTCTCAATTATTAGCAGATCTTAGAATAGTTGCTCATGATTATGATAAAACCAAAAGACGTATTTCTGATATTGGGTTTAATATTTTTCGCTTGACCTCTGATATTTATTATCGTGAAAACTATCATTCAGATGTTATCAAGGCATTTCTTGATCCCACTGAGAAACATAACGAAAAATCGTTGTTCTTACAATTATTCATAGAAATGCTTAATTTGGCCGGGAAAACAATTAAAAAAGATGACTTTAAAGATGCAGAAGTAGTCAGAGAAGAAGGTAAAATCGATATTTTGATAAAATCAGAAACTACTAAAAAAGCTATTATCATTGAGAATAAGATAAATAATGCTGGAGATATGGCTCGTCAACTGCCTCGCTATTATGATTTGGTCTCATCTAATTTTACAATAGATGCTATTGTTTATTTACCTTTAGATAAATCTAAACGGCCTGATGAAAGTAGTTGGACAAAACAGGATAAAATAAATGTGCACCAACATTTAGTAATCATACCTGCTTATTCGTTGGATAATGGCATAAATCTCGTGGATAGCTGGATTAAACCAGCAATATTACAGGCGCAAAATATGAATTGTATAGCCATTTTACGTCAGTATGCAGATTTGATAACATATTTAAATTCAAATATAATGGATACAATAATTTTAGAGAAATTTTATAATTCTTTGATGGATGAAGAGAATCTTAAGACTGCCAAGTCAATCAGAAATATGATGAACGATTTACCCGAATATATGGCAATTAGACTAGAGGATAGATATAAAGAAAATCACTCACCTTTTGCAAAGATTTGGCGATATAAGGGTACCAATATGGTTTTTGATGGATATACTATTGGAACTTTATATTTTAAAATGGATATTTGGTGCAATGAGAAAGGGTATTATGTTCATTTTTGGGAGCCCAATGAACAATGTGATATTTTAAAATATTTTGAGACTACTAAATCATTAGTTGGATTTGAATATTATAACAATAATCGGTTTGATATAATCAAACACTTTGATTTTAATAACGAAAATAGCTTATTGGCGTTTATTGATTCATTTTTAGCAGAATTATCACAAAGAGAAAATTCATAATTTACAAATGTCTGATGTAATAAAATAGATTATTTTATTATTCATTCCCCCGAATAACTATAATTCATTTTTATAGCATTTTAGGCGTGAATTTGTTACTTCACGCCTTTTTTTATTCTATTTCTCCACAATCTCTTCTTAGTAAATTCTTAACCATCCAATAATCTACCCTTCCCCCACTTACTCACTACTTTTATACCATATTCACAACAATAGTCAACTTGTTGCGAATGGAATGTCTAAATATTAACTAATTATCTGTATTGGTGGTATTTTTACTTCCACAAATTAAACTTCTAACAAATTAATATTTATACAATATGAAAGAAAAGATTTTCAATGCTTTAAAACAAGAGTATAAAGCCCTTGGGTTAAGTGATGAAATTTTGCAGGGACACGCCAATGCACTTGCAGCAATAGGACTTGTAACTGACGAAAACCTTAGTGTTGTCGTTGCCGCTCAAAAAGATTTTTTGACAGGTCTTCAAAGCGGAATTGACAAACGAGTAACAACAGCACGTGAAAAGGCATTAGCTGACGCTAAAAAGACCGAAGACGAAGCGAAAGCAGAAGCCGAGAGAAAGAAAGCTGAGGAAGATGCCAAGAAAACCGCTGAAAACAAGGACAAACCGGAATGGCAAAAGGAGATGGACAAACGCTTCGAAGAGTTCTCGAAGAAAGAGGTCGAGCGCGAGAAGGAATTCAAGGCTTTGCAAGAAAAATACGAAGCTCTTGAGAAGGAAAAAGCCGAGTCTGCCAGAGCCAATACGATTTTGTCTAAAGCCAAAGAGTTAGGTATTCCCGAATGGCGTATCAAAGAGGGGTTTGCTATTTCTGCAGAAGCGGATGAAGCAGCAATCAACTCACACCTTACTACAGTCGCAACAAACCTAAAGACGGCAAATTTACCAAGCAATAGACTGGGACACGTCCTTGATGACGGGAAACCGTCTAAGGAACAGATTTCAGACATTGCAAATTCTTTAATCCATTAAAAATTGAAAGATGACAAAAGTGAATCTAAACAATGAACCGAACGAGATTATCACAGGAAATGATAACATCGTTATTGCTAAATACCTTGACGGTATTGACGGTGGGCGTTCTTTGGATGTGACCGGTTATCCATTGAAGGTAATTAAGGCTGGTGTTCCTGCCATTACTGATGGTGCCGGGACATACAAACCTATGCCCCTTAATGCAGAAGGAACTGCATTTGCGGCACTTCCTGAAGGATATTCCTATGCAGGTATTATTAAAGGTACTATCCGTACTGCAAAACCTTTTGCTGCAATCATGACACGAGGTAGAGTTAATCCGGCAGCAGCTCCGTACCCTTACAATGCTATTTTGGATGCGTTGAAAGCAGCGTTGCCTTTGGTTGAATTTAGAAAAGACGAGGAAGCATAATGGAAAAATCATTTTATTTCGAGTACGCTCAAAAGTTCTTTCCTCAGTTGGTGTTATCCATTGTTGAGAAGATAAATGAAAGAAACAAGACTAAGCAGACTTATATGTATAAAAATCTGCTTAATCCAGATTTCTCTGCTGATGGGAAGTGGGCCAGCATATTAGCTGATTACAGCCGTGTGGCTGCCGATGTTGTATCTTTAGATTCAGAACTACCGCTGAAAAAGCGTGATTCTCTTTCCACTGCCACAGGTGATATTCCCAAGTTGGGAATGAAACTTTACCTGACTGAAAAGCAGATGAAGGATATTGATAATATGATTGCACAGGGACTTTCAGTGAATCTTATTATCAATAAAATCTTTGCTGATACCCCACGATGTCTTGAAGGTGTTTGGGAGCGTATTGAAGATATGTTCTTGTCCGGCCTTTCTACTGGTGTTGCTCTATCAACGAGAAATAACGGAACCGGGATTAGGTTATCTTATGGGTATAAGGATGAAAATCAGTTTGGTGTTGCTGCTTTGTGGAGTAGTGCAGATGCTAAAGTTGTGGATGATATCAAACGTGTCATGGATAAAGCTGACGAGGACAGCAATACTATTACTGACGTTTGGGCTGATGATACTTGGCTGAATGCTTTCTATACCAATCAGCAGGCTAGAGAACAATGGGCCTTTATCAATAAGTTTGTCGGCACCTCTGTTCCGGCGTTGGACTTGGATTCTGCCACTGAAACTTTAAAGAAGAAGTTTAGTATTACCCTCCATCGTATTAACCGCAAGATCAAGACTGAAATTAATGGCGTACGCCAGTCTCACAAACCCTGGAAGGATGGTACGGCCGTATTTACTTGTGATGAAAAGTTAGGCTCTTTGGTATGGACAACACTTGCAGAAAAGACAAGACCGGTTGCCGGGGTAGTCTATCAGGAAGCTGATGACTTCATTTTATTGTCTAAGTATGCGAAGAACGATCCTCTTCAGGAATTTACTTCTTCTCAGGCTATGGTAGTTCCTGTAATCGACAATGTTGATAGAATTTATTGTATGGACTCTAAAACTGTACAGGCATGAAAGTAATAGTGACTAGTGTTTTCCGCGATAAGTTCACTCATCGGTTATATAACTGTGGAGATTCCTTTGACATCAAGGATGAAGCCCGTGTACAGGACTTGGAGAGTCGCAAACTCGCTAAACGGGTCGAAGTTCCCGAAGAAAAGAAAGAGGTTAAAATCTCCCTCTTTGAAAAGGAATTTGAGAAAAAGGGTTTGGTTGATGCGTTGAAGGGTATCGGTGTTCAAGTGACTGGAAACATGGGGGAGAAAACTCTTCTTGATAAGGTTGCCGAACTTGACGAAGAAGCAAATTCCAAACTAAAAATTGCTCTTGGTATTGAGTAAAAGGTCAGGGTGTGGGAGACTACACCCTGACAAATGTATAATTTATAAATCAAGAAAAGATGAAAAAGTTTATTTGTTTTCTGTTTTGCTCGTTTATGATGCTGTTTACATCTCTAGGTGTGCAAGCGTCCAGTTTCAGTGAATCAATCCCGTCTAAGTCTGTAGATGCGCCTATTAGCTTTGTTGATACGCCTACTGTTCAAGCTGGTGTCATTTCTATTGCTCCGATGAACGTTCTTGCGATAAATATCGCTCCACCTCTATGCAGTATTGAAATTATAACCATTGAAAACAAACCAACCGTAGTGCCTAAATGTCCGTTCCGATATCTATACAGGTCAAAGTATTGCACGCATTATAGTAATACTTCCTATAGCCGACTGATTACACCATATTAACATGAAAGCAAGAGACTACATAAAACAAAAGTTCCAAACCTTCGGCATTAACTTGTCGGAGGCTGACCTTTTGGATATGTGTCTGAACTCGAAGATAAGCGGAGAGGATGAGATGAATGAGGATAACCGCATGCGGGTGTCGGTGGCTATCGCAAAGTTCATCCCCTCTCTCCTACTCCGTGCCACTTCAATCAGCGAAAGTGGTTTCTCTATGTCTTGGAATATCCAGGGAATTAAAGATTACTATACAGTATTATGCCGTGAGTATGATTTACCCAATGCGTTAGGGAATAGGATTAAAGTACTTGATATAGCAGATTATTTATGATACAGTTCAGACCTCATATATTGCAATACCAAGTAAACACTGGAGGTTACGAAGATAATAACGGTGATTATCATCCCGGTACATCTTCATTTGAAGGTAGCATTCCCTGCCGATATGAACCGAACGGGAAAGCCAATACAATAGCCTTCGAAGATGGGAAGACTTATGTGTATCAGTATGTAGTCTATTTGAATCAGGACTGTAGAGAGTTCAAATGTGGCGATATTATCCGACTTCTGAATAATGGGGCTATTGTAGCTGAAAAGCAGGTTCAAGGATTCCACAGAGGGCAACTAAATGCAAAGTTATGGCTATAAGAATGAATACATCAATGAGTGAAATTGACGCTTTAATTAAAGCAGAAACTGAACGGGTAGATAAAATAGCTATTCAGGCTCTCTCAAATTTGGGTGATATGTGTGTCGCTGAAGCTAGAGATAGAGCACAAGAAGAAAGCTGGTTCAATCAAACTGGTAATCTAAGAAGTTCTGTAGGTTATGTGGTTGTCGCTCATGGTCGTATTGTTAAAAGCTCTGATTTTGGAACTGTACTTCATGGCTCGGAAGGTTCAAGGGCAGGAAAGGCTTTGGCTGAAGAACGTGCGAAGAAGTATTCAAACGGTTATGCTCTTATCGTTGTTGCTGGAATGAACTATGCCGGACTTGTAGAAGCCAGAGACAATAAATCTGTTCTTGCATCTGCTGAACTATTAGCACATGCAGAATTTTACAATGTGATGGAGAAACTTAGAAATCAAGTTGCGAAATGAAATCGGATATAGAAATAAAGGACGCGATTTATGCGGTTATAAAAGGCTCTTCTTTAGAAAAAGCTGTTACCGGGAAGTTGAAGAAAACAAAACGCCCTACCAGCTCTAATAAAGAGGATATTGTCATTTCCATTCTCGACAACGGTAGTGGTCAGATGCAAAAGGCTTTTGTTAACGTGAATATATATGTTCCTGATTATATCCGGGACGGTCAAGCAGAAGAGAATACCATCCGATTGCGCGAGCTTTGCAAGATGTCTTATGAACTTCTGTTTAATTGCCGAGGTGCTGGCTTTCGGGTTGATTCCAAAGGCTCCAAACAGCGTGTATTAGAAGTGAACGGTAAAGACGAGCACTTCATCAATAATAAATTATTAATTCAAATATCTAACGAATAAAAGATTATGGCACAATTATCATGGGGTAAACCCTCAATTGAATTCGGTAAGTGCAGTGCTGATGGCGCTGCACCAACAACATGGACTAAATTACCGTATGATCCGGTAGAAAACTCTACAAAGTTGACACCTACCAAAGGTGAGAAGAAAGAGGCTAAAGTCGAAGGCGGTGAGAATGAAGCTGTTAAGTATACAAAGAACACTTATACGTTTGAGTTCGAAATTCGTGCTGCTAAAGGACGTACTAAGCCTATTGAAGACGAAGATGGGGTAGTCGCAGATGAGTATGCTTTCCGTTTGACACCGGAGAATCCTGAATGTGAAGGGTTCTTGATTGAACGCTCTACTGTGTCAGTAGAAGATACATTTGACACGGCTGAAGGTAAGAAGTGGAAGTATACGGCTGATGTCTTGAAACCAGCTACGGGTAATCAAGTAAAACCATATACAGCACCTACTGCTCCAGAGGGTTGAGAATATTGTTTTTAAAAGAGTGCTTTCAACAGCACTCTTTAACTATTCAGCATTATGAAAGATAAAGAATTGCTTGAAATGAACATTGCTGATACCATCATTGAGAGACCTATTGGTTTCAATATTGGTAGTCAGCAATTTTACCTATATCCTCCTACTTTGGGGATGACTTATCACCTTGCAGGATTGTTCAAGAGTTTGGGAGCTGATGCTAGATTGGTATCTACTAATCCATATTTGGAAGGCATTCGATTATGTACTGAAAAAAAAGAGGTTGTTTGCCGAATACTGTCTAACTATACGTTCAACCGGAAGGAGGATGTCTTTGATAGTGTTAAGATAGAGGCGCGGACAAAAGAGTTTTCTGAATTAGAAGTAGAAGAGCTTGCTACCATGTTTACAATCGTTCTATCCGGAGATAATACAGAAGAGTTTATCAAGCACTTCGGGATAGATAAAGAACGCTTAGAGCGTAACAGAATAGCCGCAGTTAAGAAAGATAATAGTAGCGTAACCTTTGGAGGCAATAGTACCTATGGAACATTGATAGACTTTGCCTGTCAGCGTTACGGATGGACTATGGATTATATTTTATGGGGAATCAGTTACGCTAATTTAAAGATGCTCATGGCTGATGCCATCACTACTGTCTATTTGAGTGAGGATGAACGAAAGAAACTGAATATCTTCGATGATAGCGAGGTTGTTAATGCCGATGACCCGAAGAATAAGGAGTTGATTCGGAGAATGCTTAGTGAATAGTAGAATATTGAAATAACTCAGCTATCCTAACGGCTGAATAGTATAAACCCCGTCATTGGATGAAGTTAGGAGCATCCTTTGGTGAGGTTCAATTTCTAAATCTTGAGTACAAAAGTATGAAAACAAATCAAGAAATGGTTCGCTACATTGATAATTTTTCAGTGATCCAGCGAACAAGTGATGGGTATTTTGACGGAAGTGAATTGCTTCGTCAATGGAATAATGTAGCCGATAATCCAAGAAGGCAAATGAGTAAGTTTTTAGAGATGGACACGACAAAAGAGTTTCTAATAGCTCTTGCAAAGGACGAAAGCCAAAGTGCAAATTTGCTCATTGGTGAAAATCAACTACTTATAAAAGTGAAGGGTCGAAATTCAAAAGAGGGAAAAACACCTGATAAAGTTTGGATGAATCCACTACTTTTTATAAAGTTTGCTATGTGGATAAACCCGCACATTTGAAGTTAAAGTATTGCGCTTCGTCTATGACGAAATGATACGCTACCGTAACGATGCCAGAGACGCTTACAAAGAACTCAGTTCAGCAATTATGAAGATAGTCCCTAAAGACTTCATGCCTAAAGCTATGCAAAAGGTAGGAGAGGCATTGAACTGGGTTATTTTCAATAGCCATGAGAAGCTATTGAGAAATAAGCATGGAAATGAATTAAAGCAGCGTGAACTTTATCAGCTGGAGAAGAAAGTAGCCGATTTAATCAATGAAGGGTTTATTTCTTCTTATGAGAATCTGCTGATTTATTTAAGGAACCAGTACCAAAAGAGGAATTATTCACGGGTGTTTGATTGTGCGTCTTGAGGGGAATGGTGATAAATAAGAACAAGCCGGATGGTTAGTCCGGCTTGTTCTTAAATATTGAAATTTATTATTTCAGAGTAAAAACTTTGATGCCCTGTTTGTAATTCATGTATGTAGTTAAATGGCATAGGACTTGCATTTCTTTTCTCTATTATGCCATTAGAGTAGTAGAGACCTCCATTTCTTCTATATATAGTAAATGGATTTTCTCTCTTGTTAAATTTCCAAATTATGTCATTTCCTAAACTTTCGTGTTCATCGCATCTTGAATCAAAAAAACGATCAGTTGGTTCAGCTCCTTTTATATCCCAAATCGTTATTACATCTTTTTCATTTCCATACTGTATCTCAATATTACATTCATCCGTAAACGATATTAGTTTACATATCACTGGTTTATTGTCCAATGTTAGATAAGAACATCCTAAATACAAATCTTTTAAAGTTAGCATAATTTATTTTTTTAAAAGGTTAAACAATATCGCAAACATACCAACAATATTCCAAGAAAACAAAATGTATACTTATATTTTAACGCTCCATCCTCCGTTTGGCAACGGGATGGGGCGTTTGGTGGTTAATTAATAGAATTCTTATTTTACCCTTTTTCTTTTCAATTTTGCTTTATATTCATTTATTGGTTGTAAAGACTGAGAAATACTTAATAAAAAATAATCAGCAGCCGGTTTATATTTATCATAATCTTCCTTTGATATGTTAATAGCTGCATGTGCTATTCTATCTCTAGTTTTCCAAAGAGATTTTGACTGATTTTGAATAATTAAATCATAAAAGTTAGAGTTACTCATATAAACATTGTTCAATATTTTCCATTTTCTAGATATGAAATCCAGCTTATCTGGATATTCTTCTATTTTATCATAATATCTTAATAGTTTTAAGGTAATTTCAATTCTAGACCATAATATTAAGATAGCAAAGCCATATTCATGTACGCTAACTAAAGTTTGAATTCGTTGCTTGTAACTTTTATCATCTAAAGCTTTAAATGCTTTATATGCCTTTTCTGCTAGTTTGGTTTGTTTTTTGAATTCACCTCTCTTTGCCATACCCTTTTATCCCTCCATCTTAATTTTAGTACTCTATTTAATTAATTCAGCTTCTAATAGATAGCTATTAAGCTTTAGCTTCATTTGATAATACTTTATATTTCGACCTTTCAAAGAGTTTTTTACCAGTTCTTTGTCGGATTCAGCCATTCGAAGACCAAAATATATCCCAGTGACGGATTCGGGTGATATTCCCAATAAGCCAGAGGAATATAAAGTTATTCTAATTTCTTCTTCGCGTTCCCATGCCATTGATTTAGTAGCGATTAAGCATTTTATAAATTGTGTATCATCTACTAAATTGTAAGTTATGCTATTCATTGAAAATTCTGGAGTATCATTTTTATATTGAACATTGAAAATACCGTGCAATTGTCTATTTGATAAAGACTTTTGTAGCTGTTCAAAATCATATTCAATACAAAAACCTTTATGTCCATTAGTATAATATGCCCATAATAATTCATTAAAGACTGTTTTGCTTAAAGAGAATATTCCCAATTTAGTTCTAGCTTGTGCTATTATCTTTGCATAATTATCTTTTGCTATATTTATAGGAAGTCCACTTTTCTCTATGAGGTTAAAAACTTCATACATCTTACTGTCATTAACTATGGTCTCAGCTGGGTCATTAAGATTTTGTGCGGTTGGCGCATATATTTGATTATTGACAAGAGTCAACAAATCTCTATATATATCAGCTCTATATTTATATAATTTCATAGTGTTAGTGTTTTTATTGAATACCCTATACTCTGTTTGGCGACTGTATGGGGCGTTTGGTGATTAAAAGGGAAAGCCGGATGGTTAGTCCGACTGTTCTGCTTTTATCTTAAAAGATTGTATAAATTTTCTAATTTATGTAAGGAGTTGATGCATGTATTTTCCTTTGCGGCTTGAAATACAATATCATCTCCATATTGTACGGGAGCTGAAATTACAATATGAATATTTTCTTCTTCCTCTATTTTTATAGCATACAAACTCATCAAGTCAGTAATTTTAAGTTTTAAGATATCTGGATAAGAGTTGAGTGGAACAAAACCAAATTCAGTCAGAATACTGGGTGTTATTGATTTGGGTTCACACTCTTCTTCATTTAAATCTAAAATGCGATTATGTTCATCACAAACATTAATTACTGTAGGCATTCCTACGTTTTGTATTATTCCTAATACGGTATAATTAATACCGTTTGACACAATGTGGTTTCCGATTTGCAATTCACGTGCATTAATCATAATATCACCTCCTATTTTTATTAGTTTATAAATTCTCAGCCAGTTTCTTAATATCCTCCTTACTATTCACTACATGAGTATTGTCTCCTATACGGATAGATCCCACTACTGCGTTAAATTGCATTATGTTAAATGAAATATTCACTAAATATTAGAATCTAATCTTTGCGCTTCAATATATATTTTGCCGCTTTCATCTCCTTTTTATCATCCCGATAATATGTAACATATCCCTCCATTTCACTACCACAATTTAAGAAGCAAAGAGAGTAGTTTCCCATCTCCATGTTTTTATTATCTTTTGATTTATACCAGACTACAAAAGTTAAATTGCAAAATTTGCCTTTAAAGTAATACTTTCTATTTTTAAAAATGCCATTTATCGTTTCTACTGTTCCAATAACATTCTTACCTACTCGATGAATTATTATCTTCTCCTCGTAATTAGGGTCCTCGTAATCATCTCCAATAGGTCGTCCATACCATACTCCATTTATATTAACATCATCGGTAGAAAACAAATTGATAATATAACTTAGGGTAATCATAATAAAATTACGACATAAAAATATAATAAATGCAGATACTATTGTTGTGATTACATCAAACCCTAGTGAGGACAGAAAATTTTCCATAATCGTGTGTTTTAAATATTAAACAATACACAAATGTAGAAACAATATTTAACTAATCAACTATTTTCCTTCTTTTCTTTGATTTCAGCCACAATTTTCTCCAATTCGACCATCGTGGTGACTTTGTAGAACTATGGTAGGTAAAGTAAAAGCCGGAGAAATCCGGCTTTAATTACTTTTATTATGTTATGAGAATTTGAACTGATTAGTGCAGTCTTCAATTGCTTTAACTTCTCCAATAAAAATACCTTCTATCACTGCTTCTTTATCATCTTTAGAACATCCAGTTAATTATAGAAAAGATTTGGGCACTTGATAATTTAAAAGATAATAAGGCTGAATTAATTTCCATAGGAAAGGATATATCATGCTTACTTGAAGGAAACTTCAAAGATATGGATATTTTACATAAGCTTTTTAACAGTAGAAATTAAACAACATGCGCACGTCAATCTAACGACGTGCGCATGTTCTATTTGGGTGTATTTTGAGAAAATGTTGCTTGAATCAAAGAAAAAAATAGTAAAAACTTGATTTTCTTCATAATTGTGTGTTTATTTGTGATTGTATAAACATTTCAAGAAACGCGATTAAATAATGATATAAATCAAGTACTATGATTTTCAATATTTACACATACCAATTTAAACCAATATATCAAGAACGTACCTTATTTTGCGATCCTGACTTGGAGGCTAAAAAAGCAATGGAGAAAAAGAATATTATATTTGCTGAAGCTTTGAAAGATGTTATCTTTGCATACAGAAATAAAAAGCATAACGTTCACTTCATAGTTAAGACAAATGATTTTTTTATTTTTCAGATATCTAATCCAAGAAAAATTATCATAGAAAAGTCTTTTCAAGTGAGTGAAGAATTGAATGAGCCAAGTGCTTATGTAATTATACATAATGATAGAGAAGTACAACGAATGGCTATTCAGCAAGATTTATTAGCTTTTTCAGACACTAATGTTGTTGCTAGTATTATTGCAAATTCTGTGCGACAAGTATTACAGGATGCTTTTCTGCAAATCTCTATTAGAAGGGAGTATAGTAGAAGTGAGTTTTGGGATATTGTAAATGCGAATTCAGATCAAATCACAAGTATTAAGTTTAAATTTGATTATCCTAATTTACCTAGAGTAAGGTCGTTGATTCCTGAAATGCTGAAAAATGCAAGTGCACGAACAAGGAGTTCTACAACTACGCTTGAATTTGAAGCTGAAAAAGATAAAACTCTATATATCGATGAAAACGATAAGGATATTCAAGAGTTGAATAATGGTGCAGCTGATTGTGGATCAGAAGTTGCTATTGGACTCAAAGGGTTTAGGAGGAAAATAAGAACAGGTCATACTACTAAGGAAATAGAATTGGATGAACTACAAATAATAGGAAATCCAAATGATATAAAAGACATTTTAAAGAGTATAGTTTGATGAATAGAGCTATAAAAATAATAGCATACTTAGCAATCGCATCATTATTGAGTTATTTGGCAAATAATGGTGATAGAGAGTTTATAAAAGGATTCTCTTCAAATATTATATCATTACTTACCACAATTCTAGCAATTAACATACCTACAAGTACCCTTATTATTTCAGAAATAAACAGGATAAAAGAAAAGATGGATATTCATTCTACGGCAACTTTTAATGAATTGAAGCATGGATTAATTATGCAAATAGTTGTTTTGGTATGCTTGTTCGTAATTCAAACTTTATGCGCCTTTCTTAAGAATAAAAATATCATTGAAGAATCAGTGATAAATATTGTTTCTGACTCTTTTGTAATCGCTGCATTTATATATTATCTTGAAGTAATATATGATTTAGGAATTGCACTATTTGATTTAATAACTTTCAAAGTTAAAGATAAGTAGTTAATTTGTATCAGCACAGATGCTTTTAAGTGTAAGGGGTGAGTGAATCACCCTTTATTGGTTATTATAATTGTAATGTCTCTACCGTTATTGTCTATACACTTGCGTGAAATAAGCACAACACGAATAGATGGAGTTTCCCATTTATAGAAGTCACTTAAACAATCGTCTTTACATGTTGCAGATGTATTAGCATCTGATTTAGAAGAAACATCGTTTCCTACATTCTCGGATAAAGAATTTGTGTATTTATCTATTTTATCCTTTAGTTTTGCTAAATCTGCGTCTTGTTTATTTTCTTTTTCAAGATAGTTTAAGACATAAATATAAGCCCCATCCTCTTCTTTGGATGGCACATTTGAACCGTATATATCTTTTATAGCAGAGTCAATATTATGATTTGTAGAGCAACCCCATAGCAGAGCAATACATAGTAATAGAAATGTTATTTTATTCATGTTCTTACTTCTTTTCTTGCAAAACTACCAAGAAATCTAATTACTTCCAATTATTTCACAACAATCTTTGTCTTGTTGCATATCAAACTATTTGAAAAGTTCTTTTTACATCACATTTGTCTACTTTTATCTCGAATCTTTCGTTGAAGTCTTTGTATTGAAACAAGTTTGAAAGGTCGTTGATTTTTGATTAATAAAATAGAGTATATGGGAAACTTACATTTCGATGCGACATACAACAATGAAGAAGTAATGCGAAAAATTCGTGAGTCTCAAAAGGCTTTTGTAGAACTTGGAAATTCGGCTGAAACTCAAGGGCGGAGGATTGATGCAGCATTTGAAAAGATTTCGTTGAAAAGTCTTGAACGTGTGCAACAAATAATGAAGAACTTCCCTAATGAAGTGCAGGGTATTTCATCATTTCAAAGGCAAATTGATGGACTTGAAAAGCATATTGAGCGATTAAACCAGAGAATTGCGAGTGTTGGCAATGGCAAGTTAGGCTCTACTTTTAGCGATGTTTCAGGCAATGTCAATATTGGTAATGTCTTGAAAGAACAGGTTTATGAGGGGGCACAGGCTGTCAATACCTTAACTGAAAAAATCATCAAACAGAAGGTTTTGATAAAGGATATTGAACATGATGTTCGGACACTTGGCGAAGCATATAAAAAAGCAGGAGAAGGCACAACTAAGAAAAATGCTTTGTTTGCTGATTTTAAAGGTGCAAAAAGTGCATTACAGGAGGAAAAGAGCGCATTGTTCGAACTTCAAACTCAACAAGCGCAAGCCCGTTTGTCAGTGCGTAAATTAAAAGACGAACAAAAGCTATATCAGAAAGAAACAGAAACAGTGGTAAACGCAAATGAAAAGATGTCTCTGTCTTTCGGGAAATTGTTAGGTGTTATTGGAGGCGTTGCAGCTCTGAAGAAATTAGGCTCTGAAATAATCCGAGTGCGTGGTGAGTTTCAGTCTATGCAGACAGCAATTGAAACAATGGTTGGAAAAGATGTTGCTAGTCAAATCATCCCCCAAATTAAAGAATTGGCAAAAATATCGCCTCTTACTTTGACTGATATGGTAGGTGCTGAAAAAATGATGCTGGGTTTCAATATTCAAGCAGAGGACACTATCAAGTACTTGAAAGCTATTAGTGATATTTCCATGGGGGAATCCAATAAGTTCAATTCTCTTACCTTAGCTTTCTCCCAAATGTCCGCTGCTGGCAAGCTGATGGGACAAGACCTTAACCAAATGATCAATGCCGGATTTAATCCACTGCAAACCATTTCCGAAAAGACAGGAAAATCTATTGCTATATTGAAAGATGAAATGTCCAAGGGGGCTATCTCCGCTGAAATGGTACAACAGGCGTTTATTGATGCTACTTCTGCCGGTGGCAAGTTCTTTGGAATGTCCGAAAACGCCTCTAAGACTATCAACGGTCAGCTTTCAATGATGCAAGATGCTATGGATAATGCTTTCAATGAGATGGGGCAAAAGTCGGAAGGTATTATTATGTCTGGTATTCAATTGACTACTTCCCTAATAGAAAACTATGAAACTATAGGCAAAGTGCTTGTAGGAATGATTGCCACCTATGGGGTGTATAAAACTGCACTTATCACAAACATTGCACTAACTCGTGGCTGGGCAGTAGCTGCACGGGCTGATGCGACAGCAAAGGGAATGCAAACTATTGCAACTAAAGCGCAGACTGTAGCTCAATTAGCCTTAAATGCTGCAATGAAGGCCAATCCTTACGTGTTAGCAGCAACGCTCCTAGTGGGGGCGGCAACTGCTATGTGGGCTTTACATGATTCTACAACAGAGGCGGAAAAGGCTCAAAAACGTTTCAATAAGAAACAGGAAGAAGCTGCCAAGCAGGAGCAGGAACATAAACAGAAGATTGATTCACTCGTAGAAAGCTCCCGTGACATTGCTTTAGCTGACTTACAACGTGGACAGAGTTTGGCAGAACTTCGCAAAGAATATCCCCAAATATTCAAAAAATACGACATTGAAACTATAAAACTTGCGGATATTCTTAAACTAAAACGTGAAATTGCGGAAGAAGATGCAAAACGTGCGGGCGAGAAGAAAGCAAAAGAGCTTTCTAATATTGAGGAGGAAATCAAGTATTATGAGAATCTATTAAAAACATTATCTGGCCAACAAGGTGTTGATGGATATGTTAAGAAATTAAAAGAGTTACGAGCGGATCGCGATGTCTTATTGCAGGAAAATGGAAAGGAAATTTCCGAACAATTTATTTCTAATCTTAAAAATATTGATATAAACGAGTTCGACCACTACATTTCCGAATTAGAGAAGCGAATAAAAGGGAAAGGAGAGAATGGAAAAGTAAAACTCCGTTTACCGATTGATATAAAAGGCTCTTTGTCTGGTGAAGCTATTTATGATGTTAATAGTATCAAAACGATGATAGACGCTGCAAAAAAGACAAAAGAAGAGGCAGCGAAAGCAGAAAAGAAAGCAGTTTCAGAATGGTTATCCTCATACAAAAAAACGTATGAAGATGCTGATAAAGCATATAATGATTTTCTGAAATCTAAAGAAATAATGTCCGATGCTGATAGAGATAAAGAATTGAAAAGGCTTAAGGGCTTACGTGATACTGCAAAAGCTACTTATGAAAGAAAAGGAGGCTCTACTTCATCCGACAAAAAAGAAGAATCATCCGCCGCAAAAGCAAAAAAAGAAGCCGACACCCTTCGCAAAGAGCAAGAAAAACGCAATGAAGAACTTCTCACCCTCCAAAGAAATAATCAGAAATCAGAAATTGATTTGATGGAGGAAGGTTCAAAGAAAAAGATAGCCCAGATCGAATTAGACTACAAGAATGAGATAGCTGCCATAAAAAAGAAGGAAGAGGAATGGAGTAAGGCACAAGGTGGTAAGTTAACCGAAAAGCAGAGCCAAGAAATTTCTATTGCCTATACACAAGCTGAAGATAAGAAAGATAAGAGCATTTCCGATGTCATGAAAGAGACACAAAAAGAAGAAAGCGAGAGACTGAAAGCAGCTCAAAGTGCGTGGAACGAATATTATCAAACATACGGTACTTGGGAACAGAAACGCCTTGCTTTGACTAAAGAATACCAGCAGAAAATAAAAGAAGTCCAAAATGATAAGAATAAATCAGGCGATGAAAAGAACGCCCTAATTGCTACCTTGCAAAAAGAATGGGATGAAGCATTAGCGAACCTTAACCTTGATAAGTTAAAGCAAAACATCAATTGGGAAGTTGTCTTTGGTGATATGAGTAAAGTTACCAAGAAACAATTACAGCAGGTAAAGAAACAGTTGCAAGAATTTAAAAGGTCTCCTGAGTTCAAAACCTCCACCCCGGAACAGATCAAAGTGATAGAAGAAGCTTTGAATAACATAAATACAGCATTGGTTGATAAAGGTGGTTTCTTTGGAGGATTGACGGACTCTTTTACTGAATATGAAAGCACTGTATATAAAGTAAAAGAGGCACAGGAGGAGTTGGAAAAGGCATTGAAATCAGGCGATGAAGTTGCTATAGAGAAAGCGAAGAAGAAAAAGAACGCAGCAGAACAAAATCAAGCTAATGCACAGGCAAATGTAGAAAAGTCTAAAGACAAGGCAATCAGTAATATTACTGCTGTCTCCAATGCCATCGTGCAACTCGGCAAAGAGAATGTTAGTTTGTCTGATATTGGAAATACAGTTGGAGCCCTTGTTGATGCCCTAAGCTCTTCAGGAACCAAAATAGGTGGAATCATTTCGGCTATCTTATCTATTATAGATGCTGCAGGTGAAGTGGGTACTTTTCAATATGGTATGGATATTATCGAAAACATATCAAGTACTGTAACCGACGCTTTCGCGAGGGACACAGAATCCATAACTGGACTAGATATGAGTTTCATGAAAAGTGCTGATTATGACGACTACAATGAACTTGTTGAGCAGTATGACACTTTGATAGATGTCTGGGATCAGTTACTAGATAAGAAAAAGGCATATATAAAAGAATCTTACGGAATAGAAGCGACAAAAGCCGGACAAGAGGCATTGGACTTATTAAATTCCGAGAGGAAAATAACAAGGGAACTAGCTAGTTCGCGCTTGGATGCAGGTGCAAGTTCTGGTAGTCATTCTATGAATTATCGAATGTGGAAAGGTTCTTATGATTACAACGGTACTAACTGGAAAGATGTGGCTGGCGATATATCTAAATCCCTTGGCGGTGTTGACTTCAGTAGCATGTGGAGTATGCTTGATATGTCAGCAGAACAGTTGGAATGGATAAAAACCAATTATTCTGGGTTATGGTCAAAAATGGATGGTGATTTCAGGGGGTATTTGGATGATATTATTGAGTATGGGGATACCGAAAATGAAATCATTAAATCTATCAATGAACAACTAACCCAGACTTCTTTTGATAGCCTATTTGATAGTTTTGTAAATACTCTTATGGATATGGATGCTTCTTCTCAGGACTTTGCTGATAATTTCGAAGAATACATGAGAAAAGCGATTTTTACTTCAATGTTTGCCAAAAACTATGAAACAGAGTTAGAAAACTGGTATAAGGATTTTGCCAAGGCAAATGATAAGGAAGGAGGTATAACAACAGATGATGTCAATGATTTAAAAACGAAATGGGATAACATTGTAAACGGTGCATTATCAGACCGCGAAGCTTGGGAGAAAATAGTAGGTAGCTCTGGTTCTGAATCATCACGTGAAGCTTCAAAGAAGGGTGTTGCAACGGCTTCACAAGATTCTGTTGATGAACTTAACGGACGCTTTACAGTCATTCAGGGACATACCTACGAAATCAACAGTGGTGTGAAAGTGATCCAGTCGGATACAGCGAAGATTGCCGAAAAACTATCATTCCTTACCAGCATGGACAAGAACATGAGCGACATGGTTAGAGGACATGATATAATCGTAGCCCATCTTTCTAACATTGAAGGGTATACAGCAAATCTTGTTGACATTAGACAATTCATGTATTCTATGAAATTAGGAATTGATTCACTTAACACTAAAGGGATAACACTTAAGCGATGAAAGGGCAATTACTAATAGACAGAACAGATGCTTATACCAGATTGGGTATATGTGTTACAAGGGGAAGTTACAATAATCTTGTAGCATTTCCAGCTATGAAAGAGCCGGACAAAAACGACTGGCCGGAAGAAGACGGGAAGGAGTTTGATCTGACTACACCAACTCTTAATACAGCTGAAGTAAGCATTGAGTTTGCATATATAGGCAGTTTGGGTATTGGTGGACTGATTGATATACTTTCTGACTTAAGCTATCATGAATTTTACTTTCCCTTAATCGACAGGAGTTATAAGTTACGTCTGTCTTCCCAAAGCAGCTATGTTATTAATCCGGGCCTTGAAGTTGCTAAATTTATTTTTAGTAACGACTTCCCCCGAGAAGTCGATTACGAATACCAGGAACCCGTAAATGAGCTTTCAATGCCTAAAGGTTACGAGATTGATGACAAAGACTTATCCGATTATGGCGTAGTCGTATTGCAAGGTAGCAATGCTGAAATACTAAAGGCTCCGACGGTAAAAAAGAACCTATTACAGAATTTCAAGCGTCAAGACGGAGCAATCTACGATGGTGAAGTTGTGAAATTCCAGACCAAAGAAGTATCTCTCAAATGCCTGATGCGGGCCGGGACGATTGAAGCGTTCTGGCGTAATCGCGATGCCCTACTCTATGATCTCACAAAACTGTCTGCTAAGGTCGATGATGAAGGATATGAGTATTCCGATGCAGAACGTATATTTTATTGTGATGAATGGAGTGAAAGCTATCCCTGCTATTATAAAAGTTGTCAGACGAATGATTTCATGCTAAATAACGGTGTATGGTGGGAATTTACCTTGAAACTCGTATTTACCAGCTTTCGGATCGGAGAAACGGAGTTCTTGCTTTCATCCGAAGCGGGCGAATTTATCATAACAGAGGACGGAGAGTTTTATATAGATTTAAATTGATTTGCTATGCCATTAAAGAAGAAAAAAATATCAGAACTGAACGAAGCCAGCGACATGAAAGGCTTCTTCACTATCGGCTACCGAGTAATCAACGGAGTTAAGACTAGCCTTAAATTTGGTTTAGAGAAGATTCAGACTGCCTTGGATAATATGCTCAAGGCTACGAGTGATGCAAAAACAGCTACTACCGATATGCGGCAATTAGAAGCAACTGTTGAAAGCAATGAATCAGCCCGTGAAACAGCCGAATCCCGTCGTAATGCTTCCGAACAATCCAGGCAGACAGCCGAAACGAATCGTTCCCGTGAAGAGCAAGCCCGGGAAGCTGCTGAATCAGTGCGTATCACTAATGAGAATGCACGTAAGACCGCTGAAACAGGACGATCTACTGCGGAAACTGCACGGGATAATGCAGAAAAGAAACGTGCTACCGCTGAAGGTACACGAGAAGCTAACGAGCAGGTTAGAAAAGATTCCGAAACAGGAAGAGGAACAGCAGAAGCCGAGAGAGTAGCTTCCGAATCAGCACGTAAATCTGCCGAAACTTCCCGTGTGTCCGAAGAAGATAAAAGAAAGACTTCCGAAACAGAACGTGTTACGGCTGAAACTGGACGTTCCTCTGCTGAAAATATCAGAAAGCAAAATGAAGATGCGCGTAAGACAGAAGAAGCGGCCCGCGTAACTGCTGAAGATAAACGGGTAATTGCTGAATCCGGACGTGTTGATACAGAAAATAAACGTGTCTCGGATGAACAAACACGTAAAAGCAATGAAGATGCACGTAAGACCGCTGAAACAGGTCGTTCTTCTGCTGAATCGGAACGTGTGAAGGAAGAAGACAAACGAAAAACTGCGGAGAGTGGTCGTTCTTCCGCTGAATCTACCCGTGTTTCTGCCGAGGATAAGCGGAAAACAGATGAAGCGACAAGAGAAACAAATGAAACCTCGCGTGTGGCTGCCGAATCTAACCGTGTTACTGTCGAATCCGAACGTGTATCTGCCGAAGCAGCCCGCAAGTCAGCGGAGACAGGCCGGGTATCAGAAGAAAACAAGAGAAAGGCTGCTGAAACTTCCCGCGCTACGGCTGAAACTTCCCGTTCGTCAGAAGAAGACAAGAGAAAGCAGAATGAAGATGAGCGTAAAACTGCGGAAGGTACTCGCGGATCAAATGAGTCTAAGCGTATAAACGCTGAAACGGAGCGTGTCGAAGCAGAGTCTCAACGCAAGTCAGAGTATGCCGGTATTGTGCAGGAAATGACGCAAGCAACAGAAGAAGCCACCGGACAGATTGCTCTTGTCAAGCAATTAACAGATGATGCGAATGCAGCTAAAAATGCATCTGTTGAGCAGACGGCTCTTGCAAAGAAAGCTACAGATGCGGCTAATACTGCGGCTGGTAGTGTTAATGCAGCTAAAGATGCTGCAACTACTGCGGCTGCAGGGGCCAATGCTGCCAAAGCTGAATCAGAAGCTCAAACCGCCTTAGCGAAGAAAGCGACAGATGAAGCAAATACAGCCAAGGATGCATCTGTTATACAAACAGGGTTAGCAAAGAAAGCCACTGACGATGCGAACGCTGCTGCATTGGCGGCTAACAATGCGGTTTCAGGAGTTGACGCAAAAGTGAAAGCTGCAGTTGATGCACTCGTTGCCGGAGCACCGGATGCTCTCGATACACTGATTGAGTTAGCGAACGCCCTGAACAATGATCCGAACTTTGCGGCTACAATGGCAACAGAGTTAGGAAAGAAGCTCAATATAGCTGATATTGTTAATAATCTGACAAGTGGAGGGACTAATAAAGTGCTTTCTGCCGAACAGGGAAAGGCATTGAAAGCAGCTCTGGATACACACAACCATGATAGCAGATATGAACTGATAATCACTAAACTTACCGCCTTTAACAAGAATTTCGGTACGACTGCCGGGACTATATGCGAGGGTAACGACGCCCGGTTAAGCAATGCAAGAACTCCGTTAGCTCACACGCATAAGAAAGCGGATATCAGCGACTTCCCAACCTCCATGCCGGCAAGCGATGTACCTGCATGGGCGAAAGCTGCAAGTAAACCTAGTTATACAGCAAGCGAAGTAGGTGCATCTCCATCTAATCACAATCATGCAGGTACATACGAACCTGCATTCACTAAAAACTCTGCCTTTAATAAGAATTTTGGTAGTGCAGAAGGAACCGTATGCGAGGGAAATGATGCCCGGTTAAGTGACACACGTGTACCGAAAGCGCATACTCACAAGAAGTCTGAAATAAGTGATTTTCCAACTTCGATGCCAGCAAGCGATGTACCTGCATGGGCGAAGGCTGCAAGTAAACCATCCTATACAGCTTCCGAAGTTGGTGCGTCTCCGTCGAATCATACTCATACAGGGGTCTATCAGCCAGCAGGAAGTTATGCAGCGAGTTCGCATAAACACGGAGCAACGGATATAACTCCTGATGGTACTCACCGCTTTGTTACTGACACGGAAAAAGAGACCTGGAACAGTAAAGCTGCGGGAAACCATAATCACGATTCAGTGTATCAAACTAAAGGTAGTTATGCTGCTTCATCACATAGTCATGATGCGACGGATATTAACCAAGATAGTACGCATAGATTTGTCACGGATTCGGAAAGATCTACTTGGAATAGTAAGGCGGCAGGAAATCACAACCACGATTCAGCATACCAACCCAAGGGTAGTTATGCTGCAAGTTCGCATAAACATACAGCTACGGACGTTGAAGAAGATTCGACTCATCGTTTTATGACGGATGCAGAACGTACAAAACTTAGTGGAATAGCCTCCGGAGCTAATAATTACTCTCATCCGGCTTCTCATCCAGCATCAATGATTGAAGAAAGTACTACAAGAAAATTCATGACTGATGCAGAGAAAACTTTACTAAGTTCTCTCGGAACTAATGCAATTCAATCATCTGGTCAAAGTTTCGGACAAAATTCATATATTAAGTTCAATAATGGTCTATTAATCCAGTGGGGAGTAAAGGCTGGAGCTGTAGGATTCTCCTCATTATATCTACCTACAAGTTTCTATGATACGAATTATATCGTACAACTAACGGGAGTATCAGCTAATACAACAGAGATTATAGTGTATGCTCCAACAATATATACTAAAACAGTTTCTTCATTTAAAGTAGGTACAAGGTATATAGCAAGCGGAGGAGAAATAGCTTGGACAGGTTGGCAGTTTACTTGGTTTGCAATAGGACGTTGGAAACTTTAAAAATTATAAATTATGAAATATTGGAAACAAGGATTCTATGACGAATACCAGGAAG